TTACCTTTGAGTAAGTCTACGAACATAGATGCAGATGCAATTGCACTTCCACATCCATAGGTTTTAAATTTTACATCTGTGATGAGTTCATTCTCATCTAGTTTGAGTTGTAGTCTCATGACATCACCACATGCTGGTGCACCTGCCATACCTGTAGCAACATCTTTATCTTTTGGATCAAATCGACCCACTGAGAATTGCTTCGGTGAATTGACCACTCCTTCGAATCTTTCTAAGACTTTATCTGAATATGGCATTAGTTACCTTGTTGAACTGATACTGTGCAACCACCAACTGTATAACAATTTTGTGTTAGTGAATATGTTTGTGCAGTTGTTCCTAATTGTTTGAGAGTTAAATTTGTTCCATAAGTTCCATCAAGTGTGACATTTGCTGTATGGATTGTATTTGCACCCTTTTGTCTAAGTGTGACATTGTTATCATCATTATAGATTGTGAGATTCATTTCTTTTGCACCACTTGATTGTTGTCTTCCATTAATCTCATTCCAATCTCCTGCTAAATGAAAATTAAAATCGTGTCCGTCTGTTGCACCACTTTGATTTGTTTGGTGCCATTTGAGTGAATTATTATTACCATATAAATCTATTTCCATATAGTGGCCACCACTCTCATACCCATCGTAAGTATATGAACCATCACTCTGCCATGCAACACCTTGTCCTAGTTTAAATTCATTACTTGAACCTGATACTTCATCAAAGATAATCTGATTTTGATTAGCAGTAAAGTTGTATTGAACGATATGTATATCTAAATCTGGTGCATTGTTGATATATGATTGTGAATCTAACATACCTACTTTATTGTTGAATCCCACTTGTTTGATTTCTAATGAAAAGTTATTACCACTTTGTGTAAGTGATATCTCGTTATCATCTGCCCATAAGGTCATAGGGATAATTGATATCCCTATGATTGTTAATAATATTTTCTTTAAAATATCCATTGTAATATTAATACTGTTAATATACCTTTTGTCCATGCTATCCACATGGTTTGATATTGTGACAAACCTAGTTCATATGTAAAGAATTCAGTTTGTCTCTCATGCCACTTTATGAAAGATTTAAGTCTATCCATAAAAGTTGCCTCCTAGTACTATTTAGTTAGTTTGTCTTATAACAATTTCGATTCCGTTACCATCACCGAATTCAATAATACCTTGATATCCTTCTACGCCCACGTCTAAGAATCCACTTCCCCCTTGTGCAATGATAACTTCGATTGTGCCATTGACATTTCTATAGAAGTATAAGTCGCCATCTTGTACGAACACGTTAAACTGAGAGTCTTTGTTGAATCCTATATTAGCACCCTTAAGTGAAAAGTCACCTGCAGATACTTTCTGTGCATCTCCAAATACTACTGTTGTTCTCTCTAATTCTTCTACGACATCTAATAAGTCGGTTAAGAAATCTACATCTAGCATGTCTATGTCAAGTTCAGAAAACTCTAGGTCTTCTGTAGTGTCTGCGAGAGCATCTTGTTCTAGTTCATTGAACTCTAAGAAGTCTACATCTAATATTCCTTGATCCTGATCAAGGTCATTTTGTGCCTCTTCTGCCACTCTGTCTTGCACTTCTTGAGGTGGATTGACGATAAACATGTTATCGATTATATTGGGTGTCACACCATTGAGTGTAACACTTTGAGTTGGTGGTGTTTCCCATGTTGAAACCATAGTTGCTTCATATGCCTGAGTGAGAGTTACTTCACCACCCTCATTTAAAACTGTTATCTCACCAGATGATTGTTCGCCTGTTTCATCTGGGAGTAATATGACAAGAGTTCTCCCTATCTCATCTACGGTTGTAGTGAAATCTGTTCCCTTGATTGTGATCTGTGCTGTAGGTGTACCTACATTTACGTTTGCTTTTTTAATTTTTTTACCTTTACCAGATGTGAATCTTGCTGTACCTCTTGCAACTCTAATTGACATTTGAGATAGATCTGGATTAGGATCATAATATGCTTCGTCGATATATGCATATGTATTTTCAGTCATATCTAGGACCTCTTCATCAAGGAATACGATCTTCATTCGACCATTACCTGTCGATGCTTCGTCTTTTAATATGATTTCTGTGTTGACCTGATTGCCAACTTCTTCTGAATTTCTAAGAATTGATCCGAGTCCTGTAGACTCAGAAATCTCCCCAACGGGTTCAGCAAAAGCAAACCCGCTGAGGAAAATTAAATTAAGAATCGTTAGACGAATCTTTTTGTGTAAGTTGAATAATTGCATTATCACTTGTTACGTCAAGAATAATAGTTGCATTCGGTGTAACACATGCCTGTGGGGCACCTGTTGCACATGAACCAGATATCTGATTGATATCCACGTCTGCACTATCTCCATCTAAGGTGAAGTCTAATGTTTGCTCACCATCGTTTTGCAATGTATTAATATTGTTTGAACCACCAGTTATATCTAAGTTCCATGTTAAATCGTCTGATTCCCAGTCAATATCAAAAATATTCGAACTACCTATTAATATAAGGTCGGCGTCTAGTCTTTCAGCACTTGCAACATATCCTTGATCTAAATCAAATGTGTTGCTATCTCCTGTGATATCGAAATTAATATCCGAATCATCTGATGAACCTGTATAACCAATGTTCCAATCAATACTGTTTTGATCACCTGTAATATCTATGAGATAGTTAGAACTATCTGCTTCTACAGGTCCAAACAATTTGTTTTGGTCTCCTAACATATCGATGTTGAAGTCTAATGTTGCACCAGTAATTGCCATTGTTGTCAATGACCCGTCGTTTCCATTAGAACCTCCAACTTTGTTACCAAATCCTATTTGGTCGATATAAAGTTTTAGAGTATCACCGGTTTGGGTGATTTTTATTTCGTTATCATCAGTGGATTGTGCGAAAACAAAAGTTGTCGACATCAGTAATAATATACTACTTAGTTTTTTCATTTTCGTTATACCCTTCTATTTTCCAATAACCACGTTCATGGCCTTGGTAGATTAATTCCAGTACACCTGCCTCAATGGCAACACGTACTGCATACGTCACTGACTCATTATTACCCACACCGTCTTCAAACTCAATTAATTGTGTTCCTTGTTCGATAAATCTAAAAATATCTCCCGATGAACCATAACTTAAAATCGTTTTCCGAGTTTGTACATTTAATAAAACTTCTCCAGTAAGAACACTAACTGCCCTTATGGAGATTGTAACAACATCTTGTCGATATTGTTTCGCATATCCAATACCAAGTGTCCGTGCGCCTCGTCCACCCGTTAATATATTAGAATCATAACCAATTATACCACCTTCAATTAGCATTCCTGCAAATAGTAGTGGTTGTAAACCTTGGGGTTCTTCCCCCGAAATTTTTGCGTAATCTTGTCTTGCACTTCTAATGATCTGTCTTTCTCTTAGTAATGCATCGATGCCGTTTCTTTCAACGACTCTAAACCATGTTCCCCCACCAGCAGTCTTAAGTGCATCGATTAACATCTCTACACCACCTTGTGTTACTGCTGTCGAGAAAGATGCTATGTTTGTAACTGATTTTCTCTGACCTGTTTTGTCATTAAAATTATATACTGAAACTATTGGCATTTCTTCAGCAGGTGGTAAATTAAGTAAGTCAATATATGCAGGTAACTTTACAACTTCTGGACTCTCTACACAAATAAATTTAGAACCTGCATACTTTCTAACACCTGTGTAAACATCTTTGCCCCAACCTTCATCAAACTTACCTGTTTCATATGAACAATCTGCAGGGTCTTCACTCCATTTAGGAACCGAAGCACAACCTGACAATAGCAATGTTAATGCTAAGAGTGTTCGTAACATTTTATCCTCCTGAACCTGTATCTGGATCTTGACCGAAGTTACCAGTGCCAACTGGGATCTCAACTACTGTTTCTGTTCCGTCTTCACCTACAATTGTTAATCTTATAACTTCTGCACCATCGGCATTTGTAATTACTTCCCATGTAATACTATTACCTTCAAGCATGAACGATCCAAATCCCGCAGGATTATCGTTTGAGAACATACTCTCTACTAACTGCTTTGCAAATTGGGCATAGATTCTTGATTCTAAGTTCCTAATAAATTTTGCAAGGGTACTATTCTCTGCTTCACGTTCAGCGGCCTTTCTTGCTGATTCGAGTGCTTCTTCGATTGCTTTCTTTCTTGATGTCTCTTGGTTCTCAATGGTTAAGTAATGGGCACCTGTACCCTGTCCACTGAATGAGGGATTTTTGAAACCAAATTTGATTTCATCTGCCATGATCGGCATTGATATTAATAAACTAAGACTTAATAACTTTATCTGGTTTTTCATTACGTAGTTTCTTCCTTAAACGTTCTGCTTTTCTGTACTCTAATACAGTATTCAGTTTTTGCTGAAGTCTAATTTGATCCTGATCTAACATTCTCATTTGATCGATCAATCTAATTAGAGATATCTTTTGTTTCTCTATTCTGGGTTCTAGTTCTTCAGTTACATATTTCCATATGAAGTAAATGAAGTAACCCATTCCCAATGACATGACGACTGGGTATCCAAATTCGTCTACAACCTTGATTACTTCTTCGACCATTAATCTCTCCTAGCATCAATACTTCCATCTTCCACGAAGTTCTCTGCTCTGGCGACTCGATCAAGGTCTGGTTGTAGTTCTAAGGATTGAGATATAAGCAAATCAATCTTAACGATCTCGTTATTCATAACTCTACATCTGTCTTCTAGCATGTCAACCATGCCAGTTAAAGTCTTCACATCATCTGATACACCCTCTAAGATGTATCTAAGTGTTAGGAAGATAAAGAATGCCATTACGATTGCACTTGCAATCGGGACACCGACTTCATTGATTAATAATAGTATATCTTCCATCACCTATTATTTATACAAATCGTCTATCGGGACACAAAAAAAAGGGTGCCGAAGCACCCTTGTTCTTTTAAAGTGTGTTGTTACTTCAATTGAGTATGAATGGAGTTAATAATCTCTGCTTTAGTGCCAGACTTCTTAACTTTCAGACTCTTCTTCTCTGCAAGATCCACAAGTTGAACTTTAGTTAATTTCTTAAGTTCTGCCTTGCTTGTAATACCATTGTTGTTTGCATCTGCATTTACAACTGGTCTTACTGCAGGTTTAGAGACAGGTTTTGTAACTGTAGTAGAACTACTGCCACTATCGCCTCTAACATAGAAGACAACTGCTAGTATAACAATTATACCAATTATCACATATTCCATATTTTTCTCCTATTCTGAATAGTTGTACTACTATTCTATCATAAAAGTTACTTATCTAAAAGAGGGTTTTTGTCTTTTGCTTTACCTACTGCTAAAGCAAGAACTTCTAACCACTTATACACTTTTGCCCACAACTTATCATCGGCCGGGGTCGGTGTTAATGCTACAACTACTGAGCATATTGATATAATAACTGGAACTATCATAAGTAAGTTCCATATACCCATAACAAAATCTATAATACCTTGAAACATAATTGTTCCTCCTAAGTGATATATTTAGTTGTTTTTACTACCTATTGAGTATTTTGTAGTAAGTTTCCAATTTTCTTTATCTTTAAAACTCACAATTTTAATCTGAGACAATGGTGCCCTAGGTGTTTCGATCTTTGATTCGTCTAACACCTTAATTAGATTCCATTGCTTAAGTAAATCAATAATGGTATTTCTTCGACCAACATCTGATTCATCAAACGTTGCCTTCTTACCATCTAATTGGAATAATTCTTTGAAATGTGTAATGTAATACTTGCCCTTCTTGTGCAAGATGTGACATGATTGGAAGAGTTCTTGTTCTCTACGTGATGCAACTCCGATACGTGTGAGTGTCTCACGTATCTTTAAGAAGTCGTCTTTTTGTTCGAATGATATTTCGACTAAACTATTTACTATTTCCTGTTCGTCCATTGTGTTTACCACCTGTATGCATTCTGTCTTTCAATATACGGTATTGTTTTTCATCAAGAAGTTCAAGATACTCTTTTGCTTTCTGAGTAGAAACACCGTAAAAATCTTTTACAGTTTCTAGTTTCTTAGATTCATATGGTTTTTGCCACTTACTGAATCTTTTTCTTTTTCTAAGAGTATTTATGAAAAACAAGTACTGAAGACGGTTATCTAACCCGTGCTTACAGTTTAACTCGTTTACTAGAAAGACGGCATCTTGGTGATAAGACAACGCCCGATTTATGAGGAATGGTTGATATGCTTTCTCTTCGACCTCATCAACCATGATATCGACTTTATCATAACTTACATTTTTAACAAAGTCGAAAGGATTTCGTTTAGACATACTGTGGTCGAAACTTTGGTTTTGAAGATTGTTGAACTCTCTCGTATTGCTGGATCAAAGCATCGCCTTTGAGTTTCATACCAAACTTACGAATTTGTTTTCCGTTTCTGCTTCTTACGATAAGACCATTGTTATATTCTACATCTGTCACAGTTTTACGTGGAGTACCATCTGTGTCTTCTGGGTGATCATCATACCACATAGAGTTAAAAGAATGTACATGAATGCTTTTAACACCCTTTGCCCATTCTTCTGCTTCGAGAATAATTCTTTGTCTTTCTACTTCGTTATCATATTGAGTCATGTATTATCTCCGTCTCTATATTCGACATCGTGTTTTGCGAACAGTCTGTCTGCTTGTCTTTGGAATGACTTTTCAATTCTTTTGTCAAACCATTTTTGAAACCATTGTCTTAACTTACCCATTATTTGAATTTACACTCCGACATAATTTCTGTTAGACATGCAGTAAAATTAATCTCTGAGTCCATTGCAAATGCAGATTTGTATTGATAGTCTGCAATGATTAGAACTGCCGATGGTATTGAACTTGGTTCAAGTCTTTTCTCTAATGCATTGAAAACTTTTCTATACAAAGTATTGAAATCGTTATCAGCATTTTGACCAACCCACTTTCTCATACCAGACCAATCTTTACTTTTCAACATGTCGACCAGAGGTGTTAGTTTTTCTTCTGATAGTGTTGCTAACAAACCACTATCAATTACACCTGATGCACCATAACGTTGTACTTCATTGATACATCTTCTAAAGTCTGGGAAGAATTTAAGTATCAGTTCTACTAATACTTTCTCTTCGTATTTAATACCCTCATCATCGCAAATCATCTTAAGTCTATTCATAAAGACTGAAGCAAGTTTTTGTTTTTCTGTGGGTGTTATTTTGAAATCAATAACTGTACATCTACTGTGAAGTGCAGGAATAATTCTGTTCTTGTAGTTACATGTAAAAATGAATCTACAGTTGCTTGAGAACTCTTCTATGAAGTTTCTTAAAGCAGGTTGAACTGAATCTGCTGATATATAATCTGCTTCATCAAGTATGACGACTTTAGAACCACCACTGAGTGACACTGTAGATGCAAAGTTTTTGATTTTAGTTCTGAGAGTGTCGATAAGACGACCCTCATCTGATCCGTTAATGACAATAAAGTCTGCACCGATTTCATTACACAATGCTTTCGCAACTGTAGTTTTACCAATGCCTGCTGAACCAGTTAGTAACAAATTTGGTAGTTCGCCATTCTTGACAAACTCTTGAAAACTTTTCTTGATCGATGCAGGTAGTATTGTCTCTTCAATTGTTTGAGGACGATACTTCTCTACGTATAAAAATTCGTTACTCATAGTTGACCTAACCCCTCCGATAGATCGTGTAGAATGCCAAGAGATTGATGAGATATTCTACTCCCATGATAATTGTGGAGACTAGCACTTTTATCACACATAATTATATTATATATGTTACACATTGTATTTTGAATCTGGTTCAAGTGCAATGAAGTACTCTAAGTCTATATCCTTGTTTTTGAAGTTTGAAATACCTTTCGATGAAACCAAGACTTCATAATTACCATCTAGAACTTTCAAGTTATCAATCTTAAAGTTCATTGTAAATGAAACACCTGTACCTTCTCCAACGATTCTGCTGAATGTATTTGATGTTGCATTCTTTTTATCAGTTACTACTAACTCGATTTTAGTACCATCTGATTGTAGTACTAAATCACTAACACCTAAAACACTGGCCGCTTTTTGCAATTCGCCAAGTAGTGTTGATGATAGATCAACTTTAATCTCTGCATCAGGCATTGTAATCATCTTCTCTGGCGATGTCACCATACCCTCACTTGCATAGAAGTAAGTCATGCTAGTATTATCATCACTGATACTTGCAGATGCATCGTTAAATGCAAAGTCTGGATTATCTAGCAATGATACTGCACCTAGAAATTCTCCTAGATTGTATATACTAAACCCTTGGTCAAATGCTTCTGAAACAGTTGCTACTGCCAAGATGTTTTTCATATTCGAAATAGTCTTCAATTGAGAACCTGTCTCAACTTTGATACCCGAATTTATTGTTGCGAAGTTTTTTAATATACTTCTTGTTTCTTCACTTAATTTCATTCTCAGTCTCCTTATCGTGAACGTGTAACATAAACAAGGCATAGTGCAAAACTTTTAACAAGTCTGCTCTATTCTTGCCACCTTTCTTTCCGTATCTTTGTGCATATTTCATAATATTGCCGATACAAAAACCTTCACCATGTCCTGAGTCAATAATAAACTCAGTACTCTGGTATTTGTTTAGTGAGTAATGTTGGTCGTATGTATTATCAATATAAGAGGAAAACTCGTTTAAGAGTTTGTCCTCGTTATATTTGTAGTCGATATTATTACTCATCGTATTCATTATACTCTGAAGACTCTGAATCTTCAAGAGGGTTTTCCATGTCGACCCCTGCATCTACTTTGGTGTAGAGGTCGAGAATGGAACTTCTAGTTTCTTCATCGAATCTTGTAATACACATTTCGATTGACTTCATTTTGTCGTCAAACATTCTGAATGCATTGACAATGTGAACAAGTCTCCTTGTAGTAACAACATCATCGATAGCACCCTCGTAATAGGTCTTTCTGATAATGTCTGCCCAGTCGACAAGTTTGTCACAGAACTCTTCATCAACAGAACCACTTAGTTCCATTTCTTTCTTAAGAATTCTCTTCTCAGTTGACACTGGTGGATATTCTTGTTGCATTGTGATGGCGAATCTTTCAAGCATCGCCTCGTTCATGATCTGAGTTCCGATGAACTTGCCATCTTCTGAACCTTGACCCTTTGTATTAGCAGTCGCAAGAATTGTAAATCCTGGTGCAGGTGTCACCCACTCACCAGTTTTCTTGATTAGATAACCTTTACCTTCAAGAACTGATTGTAGACACATCAACTTGTTAGAACCAAGATCGACTTCATCGAGCAAGAGTACGGCACCCTTTCTCATTGCTTTGATAACAGGACCTTCTCTGAAAGTAATGTTACCATTTTGAAGAGTATGACCACCCATCAAATCATCTTCATCAGTCTCGATGGTGATATTGACCCTGTAGAGTTCTCTCTTCAGTTGGGCACATACTTGTTCGATCATCAATGTTTTACCATTACCAGATAACCCTGTCACAAAGACTGGGAAGAAAATCTTAGACTTGATAATCTGTTTGACATCTTTGAAATGTCCAAACGGAACATAGTTAGTCATTTTCTCAGGAATGATTTTTACATTGTCTTCGATCAGATTCACTGCTTGAGTCTGAGCGGCGACAGGCATGTTATTAGAAACAGGTGCTGGTGTCATTGGAATAACCGTTGGTTGTTTCACATTTTGAACTGCTGTCGGTGACAAACCACCAAGTAACATAGTCAAATCATATGACGATTTATCAGCAGAAGCAAAAGGGAACCTTGTTGACTTCACCCAGTATGGGGTGTGTGATAGTTTTTCTAAATCTTCTTTTAGAAAAACAGATTGCTCAGGAAAGGCAGATTGAAGTTCTGCTAAGAATTCTTTCCTATCTGGAGTCATGTGGAATTTCTTCCCTGTAGAAAGTATGACTGACTCCGATTCGTCATACGATCTTTTTATATTATACTCATTGTGTGCTTTCATATAGTCTCCTTAAAATTACACGTTAAATTTCTCATCAGTTATAATGGTATCAAAAAGTGAGGGTCATTGTCAACCCCTTAACCCAAAATAATTTCTGCATCTACTTCACAGGCAACTTTTTTTGCCAGTTCTTTAAAGTCTTTACATCTATAAGGTTCAAACTTAGAATACATCTGAGTTGTCTTATTATAAGATGATCTGATTCTTGTTTTGTGCTTTGCTTTTCCGTATGATGCTTCTTCTAAATCTTTCCACCCATCAACTGGAAAAAAGAAGTAGTCTAACCTATCTTCAAATGGATTATAGATCACTGCTCTTATAGAACCAATCTTTGTTTCGAGTGACCCGATGGACACCCCACCTCTAGGTTCCACACTTGCAGTCTTACTATCTGAGTAATCATCAAAATCAAATCCAGATTCATCTACAAAATTGTACCCTCCGACCTTTGCTAGTGCTAGTTCGATTAAGTATTCAACATTGAATGCTTTGCACATCTTGATTGATTCTTCAGTTAAACCAGGTACGATTTTGAATGGGACAATTATATCCCTCATTACACACCTTGCTTTTGCTTCTCCCTTTTCACCAATTTGTGATAGTGCTATCTTGGTCATTATTCCATCTCCTTGATTAATCTGCCTAGGTCAACACTGATTGATGTCTTAACACCTTTTCTTTTTGTCCAGTAACTGTCATTGTTTACCCAGTATCTAAATGCCTTACATTCAACTTTTTCAGATGCACATTCTTGTTGCCTCTCACAGTTGAACTTCACACATGGACCAGGACCAATGTTTGCCATTGCTTCAGCAAATTTGTTCCTTGCGACATTGCCACCATCTGGGAAGTTTTCGTATTCAGTTATATCAATTGCTAAGTTTCTCATTATGCTATCTCCTTTATGAACTCAGTTGTTAGAAATCTAGATGTTACTTTAGACTTCTGATTCTTTTTAAATGCTGAAGTCAACCTAGACTTCTTAGCATCGACCAAGTCGTCTGACAATTCAGTATCACTTGATGCAGTTAAGTTATTTTTGTAAGTAAAGAATAACTTGTTGTAACCTTTAGTTTTGAAAACGTAACCAGTCTTTCTCATTGCTTTCCAGATTTCATCTTTCTCTTCCCAAGAAATGCCAGGCATGTAGTGGGTAGTAGTTGAAAAATCTTTCTTCTTACTGAAGACAAAGTAACCAGTGATTGTAACGTTACAAGTTTCTGATATCCACTCAAGTAGATTAGCAGTTCTGTTCCAGTCACCATAGTTGTAGTCACTTGGTTCATGGTAAAGATACGTCTTGTTAGTGTAAGGATCAATCAAGTATCTTTTCATGTTTGATCTGCCGATCCAGTCACTACCCATCTGAGACTTAGCATCTGCAAACTCTTCGTCGGACTGTCTGAGCAAGTCTGATTCATGACTGAAACCATCAGTGATAATTGTCATGATTGACTTTTCAATTCCGTACATTCTGTTGAACTCTGGGATCCACTTTCTCATTGCTAGTAAACAGTGATTAAGAGGTGTCCCGCCAAGTCTGAAGTTGTTTGGGACCAAGTCACAATAATTAAGATCATTTCTCTTATCATAATATGAGGCATCTTCTGGGTCAAGGTTGAATATTGAATTTAATAATTCAACATCTTCTGAATCAGCAGGTTCCCAACCTTGAAGTATTTCAGATTTCCAGAAGTGCATGTACATTTGAGAAAGAATATTCAAACCCTTAGTGTACTTTTTACCACTCATTTCGTTTGAAAGAAGTTCTACAAGTTTGCCCTCACCACTTGACCAGTAATCTTCACCTCTCATAATTGAATCTGAGAACAAGAAGATTCTGAAAGGAATCTGAACTTTGTTACAGAATTCTGATAAGATGAAAGTTTGCTCGATCAAGTCTTTAATCTCATGAGAGATAGAACCTGACCAGTCAAGTAACACGTTAACACCGTGATTCTTTCCGTCTGGTAAATAAGTAACTCTCTTGAATACATCTTCAATGATCTGATACTTTGCAAGTCTATTCATATCAAGTTGACCACTTTTACCAGTGAATGCTTTTGCTGATCTCATGGCAGTCTGTCTCATTTCAAACTCTTTTGCCATGTGGGCAACAATACTTTTGTTTTTGTCTTGTAGATATTTTCTAGTACCAGGTCCAGCAAGAGGTATAAATTGCATTGACTCTTGTTTTCTTTTTAACTTCCAATTATCTGCTTTGTCGGCATCAGTGATCACCATCATTTGATCGAAGTCGTTGAACACCTCAGTGTAAGAGTAGTACATATCATCTATGTTCTTCCAGTTCTTTTTAAGATCGATGCTAGTTTTGATACAAGCATTCTCATCTATGAACTGGTCTTCATTATTGTGAGCAAAATGTTCAGTCAATGATTCTCTAGCACCATTTTCATCGTCATGCATTCCGTAAGAAGTACCACCGAACTTGCCACCAGTCTGTTTAATCTGCTCTTCTGACTCTGATACATCGTCTTCAGTCTCTTCAGAAGCACCCGCTGGAACGTCTCCAGTACCCGTAGGAACGTCTGGGAGAGAGTCTTCTTGCTCTGAGTTCTCTTGCTCTACGTCTGACTCTTCGCCATCAGAACCAAAATCATCTTCATAATCTTCTTCGAAATCGTCCTCATCTTCGTCGATATCTTCGATATCTGAATACTGATAAGTGATTGCTTGGTCTGATTCGTCTCTTGTTTCGTTTTCTTTTGACCACTCATAGATTGCTGTAGCAACTTGAACAACATCTTCCCATGTCTCACACTTAAGTGAAGCATCTAAGAACACCTGCTCTTCATCGGTCAGTGTAATTGAAACTCTTGAACCACACTTGGTGATCAAATTGATCTTGTCAATCAATGAAAGTTCTTGAAGATTTCTATCTTTGATTCCAAAGAAGTCTCTCTGCATCAATTCATTGTATGCGGCATAAAAAGACTTTCTAAGTCCAGCAAACTTGTCTTTAATCTTTCTTTCAATTCTGACATCTTCTACAACATTGAGATAACCCTTGAGAGTTCTATTCTCTTTAAGAGTAGAATGTAACCCTTCGAAAGGTGTATTCAATGCATGACCAACTTCGTGACCCATAAACAAGTCATAAAGTTCTGGTGAAATATCATCTTTGAAAGTAGGACAAGCAAGTATCCTGTTCTTTACATCAAAGTATGCAGTTGGTATTTTCTTGTGAAGAACTGTGATGTCTTCTGACGCCATCAGTTTCGCAAGAGTTGATTTTTGATTTTTAAGTTTCTCAGTCATAGGATTAGTATATAAAAAAGTAGGGGTTACTGTCAAGGTTTAATTTAAAAAAGTTTCCCAACAACCACTTACACCAATTGCAGAGTTGTCGCAACCTTGTCCATCAAACCACCATTCCATTTCTAGACCTTCAAAAGATTCTAGAAGAATTGTTGTATCAAAGAAGTCTCCTTTTCTCAGACTGTATTGGTCTGTCTCAAAGAATCTTCCTTCTATGAAATCATTGCCCACTTTCTTTACGAAACCTTCGTATGATTTTCCGTTTTGTTTGTATCTAAAAAGATCGAACTCGTTAACTATTGATAACAGACTCACGCCATATCTCCTAGTTGTTCGAATCTAAGATTGATTAGACAATCGATGAAGCAATCATCTGTAGTGAATTCACCCGGTAAAGCACCGATTCCGAACTCTTTCTCTATTGCCCAGATTACATTCCAGACATCACCATCGAACAGTTCAAGAACATCGTCCTGAATCTTCTCAAGTATCATTGTATTTGTATTGTTTGACATAATGTATCTCCTTTCTTTATTACTCTACTAGTATATAAAAAAGTGAGACCCATTGTCAAGGTCTTAGGAAAGTTTTTTTAGATTCGGCCGTCTTCTTTCATAGCAAGTCGCCATGAATCTTCATCTAGATTTAGATCGTGGACAGGTTGCATCATCATCTGCTTTTCTGGTGATGATGAGAACCAAAATGATACAGTGTATCGTGAATTTCTTCTGATTTTTTCTACGCCATGGGGTAGATAGATTCCTTGAAAGAGAAGTCCAGCACATGCTTCTGGTTCAAAGACTTGATATTGATAGTCTCTTACAACACCATCAAAGTTCATTTCTTGACCTTCAGGTATATAAGTTCGACCACCTCTGAAATCATCATTGAGATATAGAATACATGTCCATTCTCTTGCTGGTCTATCGATAGTTGTTTGATGATTCATTTCTTGATTAGAATATGTGTCGACATGAGGGTGTTGTTCACCCCCAATTGGCCATTCATTTAAAGCAATCATTTCTGGCCACACTACTTGATTAGATATCTTTCTGATATTGCCAACCAAATCATATGAAATTCTTATCAATAAATCACGAATCCATTGTGTATGGATATGCATGAAACGAATACCTAAGTATTCCCTTTCGTTTCCTATTCTGTACAGATGATCGTGTTCTCTATGAAACTTGATCAGTTCCTGTGCTTGATTCTTCTCCAGTAGATTCGGTATCATCACTGGATCCGCTGGAATCTTTATCTGCTTCTGCACGTTCTTGGAAGTATTTTGCGATTGCAACTCTTCTTTCATATTCTAACCGTTTACGTTTTTCTTTATCTCGTGACTTTAATGCACGTTCAATTTTAAGTCTTGATGCTCTTTGTAGAAACACAATACCATTTAGATGATCGACTTCATGTTGTACACATCGACTTGCTAGTCCTTCTAATACAAGTGTATGTTGTTCTCCATCTGCATCTTGGTATTCAAGTTCTACCACTTTTGCCCGTTTAATCATTAGGTATATGTCGGGAAATGACAAACACCCTTCTTTCATCATATCCGTTTCTTGTGACAACCTTGTTATCTTTGGATTAAAAAAAGCAACTGTACCCTTATCAGCAGATTTCATTACAAACATTTTGTAAGGTAATCCAACTTGATTAGCAGATAGACCTATACCACCAAACTTGTCCATTGCTTCAATCATATTCTTTTCGATTTCCTTAGGATCTTCCTTAGGATTCTCAAAATCAAACTCGGGTGGTGGAGTTCTTAAAACTTTACTTGCTTCTTCTATTAATTCGTACATATGCTTTTATTTATGATACTGAAATTCGAGAGAAGTTTTTATACTTCTCAAATTTAATCACCTCTTCAAACTTATCATAGAGTTGATCGCCCTTGTGAGATATGATAAATGCATTCGTCTTTTCAGATAATGTATTTAACAATCTTAAAAAGTCGTCTGTACCCTGTGCATCAAGTGAAGAGTCAAACACCTCATCTAGTATTAACAGATTAGTGTTAACAGAATTCTTCATTCTTGCAACTGATCTCCATGTAAAGAGTAATGCTAAATCGATTCTCATCTTCTCACCTTGAGAGAAGTTATCGTATTTGAATACGTCTCTGAATCTAGACTTAATAGTCTCTTCAAAGTTCTCATCAAGTTCAAACCCTACATAGAATTCTAATGATGCAAGATACTTTGTAATCATCTTGTTCATCACTGGTACATATTGTTTAATTATTTTTGACTTGATGCCCTCATCTTTAAGAAGTAACTGAGCAAGTTCAAAGTAATGACCTCGTTCTTTTAGTGTCTTCTGTTTAGCATGTAGTTTATCTAAGTCGTCCTCGTTTGATGTAAGTCTATTCTGTACACTATCATCACCAGAAATATTCTTACTTAACTCTTTTATTTGACCATTAAGTTTATGAATATACTTTTGATTAGATGTAACTTCAGTCTGTAAAAGTCCTATCTCTCTTTGTACTTCATTTATCTGGTGCTGGACTTCATTGATTCTGTCGATTTCGTCTCTGAGTTCTGAGACTTGTTTGTCAAGAGTTGACATCGCCGTCTTGATCTCTGAGATTTTATTCTGCTTCTCCTCAATGTGCTTCTTCTTGTGTTCATGGTCTAGACCCTGTTTACATGTGGGGCAGTTGTCGTTGTTCTCGTAGAATTCAATATCTGTATTTGCTTTCTTTCGAGTTGCTTCGAGTTGTTTCTCCAATTCAACAATCTGTTTGAGTTTACTTTCTGTAGTACTTTTATTCGTGATAGTGGATTCTTTCTCCACCACATTTTGCGTCTTTTCATCTACTTTCTCCATGAGGTTTGCAATGTTGTTTTCTGTTTCCTTCACTGTAGATTCATACTTACCAATTTGTTCATCACGATTCTTCTGAAGAGCATTCAACTGTTCAGTAAGACCACTAATTCTTTCTTCAAGAATTTCAACTTCATGATCTGTATCTTTAATCTCTATTTTATGTGACTGTACTTTCTTTCTAAGTATGTCTCTCATAGTAGAGAATATAGATATATCTAGTAGGTCTTCAACTAGTTTACGCCTATCTTTTGCTTTCAGTTGCATGAACGGTGTAAAGTTTGCTGATCCTAGTATTGCCACTTGAGTAAAAGACCTATGACTCATTTTGAGTATATTCTTTTCTAAGTGGTCTTGATAATCTCGTACACTTGCATCTTGATTGAGCATAGTTTTTCCGAGATATAATTCGAAACGATTGGGGCGTGTACCCCTTATGACTTTATATTTTTTCTTTCCTACTTCGAAGTCGACTTCTACAAGTAGTTCTTTTCCATTGACTGAGTTAACAAGTAGTTCTTTTTTTAGATTTCTAAACCCCTTACCATATAGTCCAAAACATAATGCATCTAATAACGTTGACTTTCCTGCACCGTTTTCACCAAGTATAAGAGTTGTACTCGATCTATCTAATTCAATTGTGGTAAATTTATTACCAGATGAAAGCAAGTTCTTCCATCGTACCTGTTTAAATTTTATCATATATAATTGTGTTCATCTAATGCTTCATTATACAATGAAGTAACCAATTCTGTTAAGTGATTTTTTTCTCCTTGAATTTCTAGACCGTCAACATACTTCTGTAGAATCGTAAGTGTATCTTCTACACCCTCTAATTCTTCATCTGATAATAAGTCCATGTGTTTGTGATCATCAACAATCGTCATGTGCAGTGGTTCTGCACCATGTAACTTATCAATCATTGTATCAAACCAATATGGATTGTCTTTGTTTACTACAACAACTTTGACAAACTTATTATTATATTGACTGTAATCTCTATTACTAATTGTTTCGAATGATTCTTTTGTATCATCATAGAATACTTTTTCGAACATAGTAAGTGGGTTATGAACAGGCGTTAGACTTTGATCCTCTGTATCAAATACATGGAAGTATTTTTGATCACCATAATCTGACCATGTAAATTGCATTTGAGAACCTAGGTATCTAACATTACCTACTTCTGATTTATGATGAAAGTGACCACTAAGTACTTTTTCAAAACGTTTTACGTAAGTGTGATCTAATCCATGTGGGCATGTCATTCCTGGGTGCATGATTGCACCTTCAATTTCGAAATGACCCATACACCAAGATGCATTTGCTGATAGCAAAAAGTCTACTGAGTCTGCATAGTTCTCATTATTAATCCATGGCACTAATGCTATATTGAACCCATCGTATTCTTTAACAATGGGGTCTGAGATAACGTTAATGTTATCATCTGCAAAAAGCAATAGTTCAGGTGCATTTACATCATTTGTAGATTTATAATAGACATCATGGTTACCCAATATAAGGTCCATTGATATCCCTCTCTCTAACATAGGATCAATGAAATGCTTACGATTATTATGTAGACTAGCAAAGTTTACATACTTACGTCTATCAAAGTAATCTCCTAAATGAATGATATGTTTGATATCATGTTCGTCAAGATACGGGAAGAATACTTCAGTATAGAAACGTCCTTGATATTCGGACATTGCCATCATGTCGCCTCTGACACCCGCATGTGTATCGTTTAATAATGCTATTTTCATTCAGTAAAGTTGTCTAAATTTTTCTTTGTAGTTTTCTTTGCTCTCTTTGACTTTCTTGGTGAATACTCGACAACTTTCATGTTCTCTTGCATCCATTCAACATTTGTGTTTATTAGTCCAGACGTATCACCATCAATTGTATCAAATGCCGCCTCAGAAATACCCGTCTCATTTGTTATCTGTTGTTTGATAAAGACTTGCTTTTTCTCCTTTTGGATTCTTCTAAGAAATGCATAATAACAAATCTGTGTTACATATGCGAATGCGTTGTTGGACTTTTCTCTGTTGAAGTTATTAATATACTGTATACAATTTTCAATTGCATCACAGATCATTTCGTCTCTGTAAGTATAATTAATAAAGTTTGGTCTAGTAGATAGACGAGTTGCAATCTTATAGATACACTCCCCTATGTAGTTTGACATTTGAGGAGGTGTTTTATCCTTCTCCTTGGCGAGTTTTACTGCTTCGTTATACTCGGCAACTGCTTGAGTGAACTCTTTGTTATTAACATAGTGTTCTGCCTTTTTAGGGTCTTTTCTTTTAGTCATGTATCTATAATACTCTAAAACAGTAGTTTTTGCTAGTGGGTTTTAAGTATTTATTTTAGAAAGTTTTTTAAAGTTTTTTTGAAAACCCTCTTGTGAGGATAAAATTCACATGTTATGATTAATATGTCGCCGGGGGCAGATATATCTAATAAGGGATATATTATGCTCTCGACATCACTACATTATCTCTTAGTATTGCTCTTCCCATTCTTTCTTGGTCACCCGTTGTAACGTAAAAGAATGTAACAATTAATGTAGTGTATAGTATATATCGCATCTAATGACCAACAAAAAGATTGATGATCCAAAATGCTAACAACATAAATCCAAAGACCGCAACTTGGACAACCGACATGATCGCCACTTGCCTCATTGGGTGTACGTTCTCTAAATTGTTTATAAAAGAATGCTCAACAGGAGGGGATAGATTGGCCACCTGTAGGGCCTTTTGTGTTAACTTCTCGGATGCCATGGTTGGATCCAGTATTTAAAGAAAATTTGAATTACTTTTCTTAGCATCATATAATTGGTGACACTGCATATACACAAAAGACAAACGTACCAATTAGAACTGCTATTTCTAAGAATTGGGTAATGTCATCTGTTGTAATATGTTTTAAGGTTTCTACAGTTTCGTTAAGTTTATTGACTAGTTCAGTCATGATTAAATTATAATCTCCATTGATAATATCATATAACACCGCGTTATACACGGTTTATTTAGTATTCTCTAAAGTTCTAGAGGTAAGGTTAGTGAATTTTTTTAGGGTCTTTAGGAACTTCAGCAAACTCGAATTCTTCCCACTCTTCGACTAACTGATTATACTCATCGCCGTCAATGTAAGTATCTTCGAGTCCATATTTTTCTGCCAACTCTTCTACTAACTTTTTTAGATCATTGTCACTATATCTATTCTTAAACTCTGTAAGAGGTATAGTTTTGTTCTCTATCATTTTCATCCAAGTCGAACTTGCATTATCATAGAACGGAATGAATTGCTCATTCATTTTAGACTTGTGTGCAATGTGTTCGTTTGGTATTATAATCTTTTCTTCTTCTGAGAGTGGCGAGTAAGGATAAAATAAGCATTGAGTTCTGTTTGTTCCTGGTACAACTTGCAAATGACAAATCATTGGCAAAGTAATTTCAACGCCTGTTGGAGTTTCTCTAGTCATGCCAACTATCTCTGCACCTGTTCTTGTCTTAAGTACTTCGTACTTTTGTGGAACTAAGTTTGCTGGTTTAACCATCTAGATCGAACTCCTTAATTTCATATGAGAATTGCTCTTCATTGTAAATATTTATGCGTTCTTTCAAGTGTTCGAGTGTATAATTATTGTTTTGTAAATTGTCTGAGATATCAAAGAGTCTCATCGATGTCTTACCATCTGTCTTACGTAACCCTCTACCAATAGACTGTAGATTACGTATACGTGACTTTGAAGGAGATGCGAATACAACATTGTCGATCTTCTTGATATTTACTCCAGTTGAGAATGTTCCGTATGATGCTAGTATGACATTATTTTTCTTCTTCGGAGAATCAACGATAGTTCTGACTGACTCTCTATCTTCTGTATCTGTACCACCATAAACATAATGCAATGTCCCGTTCATTCTACTGACCATTGGGTTAAACATTTCCCACAGTACTTCACCATGTTTTTCTACGTACTGAAAGAGTACAAGTGTATTACCTTTCAATGAACTAACTAGATTAGTGATAAATTTATTTCTCTGTTCATTGCTTACAAGATAATCCATCTCTTCTTGATAAGTCATTTTCTTTTGTTTAGTATGACGAAGTATGACACAATCAATAGTTAAATTTGCTATCGTACCTTCTTCCATCAACTCGTATGACGTTATGACTTTCTTTACTGGACCAAACAAACCTTCAAGTTGTAGTCTATGTACTTCAGAACCATCAAGTGTACCTGTAGTTCCTATTCTCACTGCTGTAGTCTTCATCTTCTCTAGGATGCCTTTGAGAGTTTGTGCTTTAAATAAATGTGCTTCATCTCCTATAACTACATCAAACGATTGCATTACATCTTTAGGTGCTTTTGCAAATGATTGCCATGTAGTAACAGTAATGTCTGCATCAAATACTTCTTGACCACTGTAAATTTTACAAACTCTATCTGTATATCCATACTCTTCAAAGTCTTTTGCCATTTGCTCAACTAAAGAAGTTGTTGGTACAATAATAATTTTTTTACCAGCATAGTATCGTGCTAGTAGATATATGATTAGGGACTTACCAGATGCTGTAGGAGACAAAAGCAATTGTCGACCATACTGCACTGCTGTTTTAAATGCTTCTAACTGGTAGTCTCTTGGTGCGAATGGTAGACTAAGCATATCAATAAAGTCGTCTATCTTATTCGACTCGTCTCGTTCTTTCTTGCCTATAACATCTTGTATACCATCAAAATCATATCCTCTTTCTCTACAAAACTCATCTACATATGGCAGTAGACCAATATAAATTTTATTTGTTTTTAATGAAAAGAGTCTGACTTTTCCATCCCAAAATTTATTTTTATATGAGGGCATGAACTTAGCATTAGGAACTGTATATGAAAAGAAATCGTACAAGTCTCTTGCAAGACCATCATCACAATTAACTTTCATGAAGACCTCGTCGATCTTCTGTACTGTAACTAAATTAGACATCTTTGGGTGGATTGATAGATTCAAGATAGAATCTTTTTTCCTCTATTGCTTTCTCTACGATTTTCATTTGTTCGTCCATGTCCATTGGACCGATGTCTTCATCTGTCATGACACATAGTTTAATTAATGCTTTCTTCTTAGACATGCTTAGGACCATGAAACCAACTGACTAGTGATATTCTTGTTCCTCTCGTTACTGGTGTTACTTGATGATATGTATGAGAAGGAAAAACTATAAGTGTTCCTTTAGATTTGGCAGAGAATGGGACTGTTGTAATATGCTGTTGCATATCTACCCACTCTTCGTTTCTTTTTAACTTATCGAATATACCATTTGGATTGATGTATTGAAAGTGTCCACCCTCATAATCATTTGGATCTGACAATTGAAGTGTTGAACTTAACTTTCTAATTCTTTCACCTTGACCTTGCCAATCTGGACTTGAATCAATATGCCAAGTGTAATGATCTCCCTTTACTTCTGCTTCTGGTCTATGATGATAGATAGTATATTGATGAGACTCTGGTTGATCCCAATGTAAATTCCAACCTGCTTCTCTATTAGCACTGTTGATGCCGTCTTCAATCTTTTGACTTATCTCTTCTACGAATGAATTATGGGGTATCCATCTAACGTCTGATTGTCTGATCTCACTGTTCTGTTGACCATCAGTTTTAGGTGGTGCATCAGGGTCATTGTTCTTATATCCAATACGACCTGACATAAGTTCGTGTTTCTCAGCAGTAGCATGAACAACTTCACATTCTGCATTTGTTAAAAAGTCTTTATATATCCATACGTTATTGTGATAAAGCATTATTGACCCGCCATAAATTTACGCCACTCGATAGTGTTCTTTATTGTTTGATGTCTCCAAGTGATATTATCCATACATCTCTTAATAAATTCAATTGTTTCCTGTAAGTAATCTATTTTTGCTTTGAGACTTTGTAGATCTGGATCAGAATCGAACCATATACCAAAGTCACTTTTCATTACTTTTAATCCATCAAATGGATCAGGTGCCCAACCAAGTTCTCTAATTCTATCATCGTCAAGTTTGCCGTTGAACCACATCCACTTATCTTTTCTAAGCATGTTGAATTTCATCTGCTGACTTCTTAACAATAAAATATTATCAGTTAGTAACTCTGAATATTTAGCATGTAATTTTGGAACTTCTAATGATGACTTGTCGAGTTCGATATCATCGATCTCACAGTCGTTTGACCACATCACTTTGATTTCATCTAGTTTCATAATTTACCTAATATACTATTAAATACTAATAGTATAACATATTTATTGAGATTTAACTAGTGCTTTCTATCTCGTAATATGTAAATCTGAATGATACATTTGCGATAACTGCCTCAGTATCTGCACCACTCTCAAGTTCGATACCACCTAAACTGATTGGAAAGCAATCGTGGAATCTAAAAAATTTGTTTGGTATGTTCTTATTAGTATTCAATACTAATGTAATATCTGAATACTGTAAGAGATCATTCTCTACTGCTGAGAATGTACCTGCATCTGTTTTAACTGAATTGACATATGCCCCATAGGCAGAGGGATCTGCTATAGGAACGATTGCGTCCATCCAATCATATATTTCTTTAAAGTTTTCTAAGTCTTCATCGACAAGAAAAGATACATCAAGTGTATCAAAAGAAACTTTATCTCCAGGAAAGAAAGCATCAAGTCCTACACCTGCCGCCTGTACTGTTTCACCAAATGTTAATCCTGGAATATTAACTGATCTGACGAAGTACTCTACTGTTGGTGTTTTGTCAATAAGTAATCTAAAATTATTCTTATTAAGTATTGACTTGTTGATTGATGTCTCTGGCATTATTTATCCTTGGGTATATTATCCCATCTGTAAAACTTTTTTGTTTTGTAATCCCAATACCAACCTTTATGTACTTGCTGATCTTGTGGTGTACTAGACTCAACAAATCTACTAGGGTCTGGTTTAAGTGTACTTGTATACATTATATTTCCTCAAAAGGGGGTGAATAATATCACCCCACAATACTATTTATGCGTTACTTCTCGTTTACGAAATCATTAAACTGCTTTGCAGTATCAATGACATCTTGTGCTGAGTAAGTTCTTAGGGGCATATCTTTCTTCGACTCGGGATGGTTATCATTCCATGTATATATGGTAGTCCTCTCATTCTCGATGTTGTTGATTAAGACGCCCTCTGCAAGGGATAGTAAGTCGGCACGAATTTCGTAACCTGATTTTGCTTGATTTGCCATTTTTCCTCCTGTGTGTATGTGTGTTAATGACAATTATATTTAGTGCAAAAAAAAGGTCTCCGAAGAGACCTTTTTAAAAGTTCGAAACTTTTTTACAGAATGTTAGATACTAACATCTTTCTGTAGTACTGGTTGTTTCCATCTGGTGCAAGACCACTTACAGGTGCATCACCTACAAATGGGTTAGATACCATTCCGTATCTTGTCTTGAATCCGATTTTTGGTTGGAAAGTATTCTCTCCAACTGCTCTGACCATTTGTAAAGGTACATATGGACAGTAGAACATACCAGCATCATACGGATTTGATCCTCTATAACCAACAGTCAAGTAATCTGATCCAGCATATGGATCGATGTATACTTTAACTCTACCGTTAAGAACACCAGCAAAAGTATTGCCAGTATCATCAACGTTAATGTTAGTGTTAAGAGCAGGTGCGTAATCTAATACTCCTGCCATTGAAAGAGCAGATGCAACGTCTGAAGAACATAGAATAAAGTTACCTTTACCTCTTCTTGTTTCTTTTGCGATCTTGTTAGATTCTCTTTCGATTTGGAACAATAATCCTTTGAATTTCTCAACTGACCATCTACCGTTAGCATCAACGTCTAGGTTGAAAGTACCTGCTGAAGCAGTTGCTTCCGCACCAGTTTTTGCTTGGTTGTTAACTTCTCTAACAACTTCACGGTTGATTTCAGCAAGAATTTCTGATGAAAGAATATTTGCTAGTTCTGATTCTGCATCAAGACCGTGGATTGCTTTTAAGTCTTGTGCAAGTTCGAGTGAATACTCGGCCTTTAATGCTCTAGAGTTAGCAGTTACAGTTGATTTCTCAATAGTAAATGACATCTCTTGAAAGTGGTTCGATGCTCCATCACCTAATGCTTCTGCATTTTGTGTATCCATTGCGCCTGAAGTTTGGTTTTGATAAGCACTTGACCCTGCAAAAGGATTTCCTTCTGGGTCTGCATCAACACCTGCTGTACTGTTTGGTCCTGCTGAAGCAGAATAACCAGTTCTAGGTTCTTTGATACCTAATGCTTCTGATTGTCCTTCACGTCCTGCTGAAGGATAATCTTGATACCTTGCCTTCATAGCAAAGATAAGTCCTGTTGGACCTGTCATTGGTTGAACACCGCAAATGTCGTAAGCAACGAGATTTGGCATAGCACGTCTAACTAATGAGATCAAAATAGGATCCCAATTGTTGATTGCTGTACCACCTGTAGCATTTAAAGGTGCTGCCTCGGAAAGAGTTGCTCTATCTTCTGCTAGTGCTTTCTCTTGGTTCTCGAGGATAACAGCAGTGACCGCTCTCTTATAGTTGTCTTCGATCTTTGGAAGATCAGAATGCTCAAGTATAGGGGACCACTTTTCTTGTAAATTTTCTGATAAGAACATTTTACATTTTCTCCTTTAAAATTAACCTAATGGTTTTAGTTTACTTAATGCTGAAGAATAAGCATTCATAGTAGGATCAACAACTTTTTCAGATGATGAATCATCTTCGAAAGATCCTGTTCCTTCTTCAACTACTGTTTCTTCTGCAACGGTCTCACCTTTATCAGCAGGAAAGTATGCTTCTTTAAGTTCTGAAACTTTCTCTGCGAAATCTTCAGTACTATTGAAGTCTACACCATTTGATAGTGAAACCAATTTTTCAATTTGTGACTCAGACAAGTCTGCACATGCCTCTTTCACAACATTTTGTCTTAACAAGGAATCTCTTTCCTCAACGATTTCCATATTCTTAGATACTTCTACGTCAAGTTTGTCTTCCATTTCGTCAAGACGATTTGCGAGTTCATCAATAACGTCGTACTTATCTTCTGGAACTTCAACATAATGTTCTGTGAACAATGTTTTTAATCCTTCGATGAAGTTTTCAGTCATTTCTGATCTCAAACCTCTTTCTATTGCAAGTTCGTTTTCTTTCGTCCACTCTTCTGCACAGTAAGAAAGGTACTTGTCGACTGCTTCCGCTAGGTCGTCTTTAACTTTCTCTGTTGAGGTTTTTAAATTCTCTGAATACTCTGATTCAAGTTGCTCTTTGATCTCTGAGACTTTAGATGATACTGCGGCCTTGAAGATAACTTTTGCCTTCTCTTGATTCTCTTCCGAGAGTTCAAGTGCTTCTGAGATTTTCTCTAGGTCGTCTTCTACTTCAATCTCAACTAGTGAAGATTCAACTTCAGATGATTCTTTGACTTCTTTATCGTCTTTTTTCTCATCTTCATCTTCGTCTTCGTCTTCGTCTTTTTCTGATTCAAGAAGTTTATTGAAACCTTCTTCTACCTCGTCCTCACCTTTTTTCTTCATGAGTTCTACGATTGCTCTTGCGATCTCTGCCTTTGACAAGGTTTCGTCAACACTTTCCTCTGACATCTCAGAGTACATTGCCTGAAGTTTTTCTTTATCTAGATCCTTCATTTTGTTGACCATTGCCTTGATCATTTTCATTTTAGAAGGTTTTTCATCTTCTGAATCTTCTTCTTCTGAAACTTTTTTCAACTTAGGTTGACTCTCAGCAGGTGCTTCCCCTTTCTGTTGAGGATCACCAGAAACTTCTTTCTGCTTCTCTGCTTTTTTAACTGAATCAACTGCTTTGTCAACAGGATTTTCTTCAGGTTTGACGACTTCACCTTTCCCGCCTTCGATTTTCTCGGCGTCTGATGAACCTTGTTTAACAGGTTTTTGATCACCTTTTTCCGCCTTAGAGTCAGGTTGCTGTCCTTCAGACATTACTTCCTCTATTGCGTCATTTAGGTTTTTCTCTAAATCTGCCATTTTTTTCTCCTGTTTGAGTAATAACTCTTTTATTTATATGTTACAAGTTCTCAACGAACTTTTTCCATAGATTTAATTTAGTTTCCTCAAGTTTATTTAGTTTTGTAGATAAAAGTTTATCTCTCATCTGCTCTACTTCAGTACACTTAAGAATACCATTTTCGTAGATCCACTCTACTCCCTCCATTATGCCTTCGACAAACGCCTCAGGTGCAGAAGGATCTGCGACAATATCAGCGGCAGTTGCCAACTGAAAGTCACCTTTAACATATTGGGCACCACCTTTTTGTTCTAGTGAACCTAGTCCTCTAGATGATACTCCCAACTTTGCACCGTCATCAATCAAATTTCTGACAATCTGACCATTTGGTGTACTTAAAATCTTTGCTCTACCCACATAATTATTTCCATCTTCGTCTAGTTTTGTAATTAAGTGAGATACTTTGTCTAAATTAATTGTAGGTCCTTCAGGATGTCCTAACTCTCCGAATGCTCTTTGCTTCTCAACAAACTCTTTTCTGTAACGATCTACTTCTTTTCTCATTACATCTTTAGGGTATACTCTGCCATTTCTGTTTTTAATTTCAGATTGCATAAAGATACCTTCGATGAAGTAATCTTTTTCCCCTTTTTCGTTCTCTTCTATAATAACGGGTGAGATACTATAGTCGTTGAATTCAGATATTAGTTTCATTTATAACTCCTAAAATTTCCTCTTTAGAGATGTTTTCTTCACCCATTTGCTTCATTACTAATTTAATATTTTTCATCTCTTTCTGGGCGTCTTTTAAATTTCTAAATGGTTCGCCCACTACGTTACCATCTATGTACACGTAAATCTTTCTCTTAGACGATTGTGCGTATACTACATCAATCGTTTTACCTGCGACTTTCTCAGTCTCACGTTTGACCTCTTTCTGATCTGAAGGAAGTTTAAACTTCGCCTCGTTTAACTCAATCGTTATCTGTTGAAACGTCTTCTTCATGTGAAGTTTCCATCCAATCCATTTGCATTTCAACTCTCTTCATGTCAACGACTTCTCCTGCTTTCGCCTTGATACCGTCATTGATAGAGTCTTTAGCATCTTGCATTTTACCTGCTTCGATTTGGTCTACTATCTTTCTACTTATGTCGTTCATAATTTATTCCTTAAAAGTCCATGTCTCCATCTTCTTCATTACCACCTTCATCTTCTATCTCTTTTGCCATCTTTTCAATGTCATCGTCTGTCATTCTCAATACATTTTTAGCAATGTATTTTTCTGAGAAGAACTTACCGAGATAGTTCTCTGCTTGTGATAATATATCTAATCTTTCTCTAAAAATCTCTTGCTCTTTTAACTCTGAGAAGTGATTATCTGTAGAGAAATCATACCTGATGAAATCTTTGAATTCATCGAACTCATCACCTGATACAACATTCTTTAGTATCAACTGAGTTCTCAGTATGTCTGTAAAGAGTCTAGCAAATTTATTTTGCAATCTCTTTGTAAATTTGTTGAACTTAAGTTCATCTCTACTGATCTCTGAAGCACGGCCCATATTAAAACCGTTGTCTGACTCCATTCTACTAATGGGTACATTCAGTGATCGATATAGTTTCTTTTTAAAGTATTCTATATCATCAATATCTGCTAAGTTCTGACCACCTGGTAAAGTAGATATTTCTGTCCCTCTACCACCTTCTCTCCTAGGTAACCAAAAATCTTCAAGCATGGACATATGTCTTCGATCATCTTTGATCTCACCTGTGTCTGAATTGTAAACAAGTTTATTTCTATACTTGTTCATTGTTTCAGCAAGGTATTGTTCTGCCTTTGCTTTTGGTAAGTTACCAACATCAATGTAGAAGATTCTTCTTTCAGGTGCCCTTGATATTCTGTAAATAACAAGTGCATCTTCCATCATTGCTAACTGATTAGAAGTCTTCAGTGCTTTATGCAAATACCCGATTACAATATTCTTAGTGTAATCTAACATACCAGAAGTAGTATAACATACTGCCTCTGGTGCGATTCTAATAGTAGCACCTTCATTAGTGCCACTTCTGTCGAATCCTTTATCGTTGAAGACATAAAACTCTTCAACTTTTTTGATCTTATCGATCTTCGTCTTAGGATCTTTTTCCTTCTCGACGTTTCTGACCTTCTTAATTTTAAGAGGGTCAACATTTCTGATATCTACGATACCTCTATTAGGGTTTTTAGAGTCGACAACTTTATGGAAGTAGATTCTTCCATCGACGTACCATTTTCTGAATAGTTCATGAGAGTTCTGATTGAACTTCATTAAAGATAAGATGTGCTTGAACTCGCCTTGCACCTTCTTTTTGATGCTTTCTGAAAGATCAACATCTTGCAAGTCGAGTGCTACAATTCTATCTTGTGTATCAGATACTACGCATTCATTAACGATATCGTCAATGGCCGCATCGCACTCAGGTACCAAAGAAGTTTCTCTATATCTTCGAATGAGTTGTACTTCATTCTTGATATTTCCTTCCATGTCGACATACGAACCGTATGCCCCTCCTGATATGAAACCACCGGGAGATTGCTGAATGACAGGGGTGCCATCATCGATCTGAGGTGGTACAAACGAAGAAGCAGACTTCTTTTCGATGTCTATTTCTCTTAACTCGTCTTTTCTACGAGTTATTTCAAACCCAAATATTTCCATAATTATATTTATATCGCCCAATCAAGGGCGATATTCACCTTATTAAACGACTCTGTTCCAGTGTGAGTATTGGAATTCAACATCAAATGTCTCCAATGCATCGACTGTCTCATAAGATAAGTCAATTGCACCAATACTAGTTGGAAACATGTTAAAGAATTCGTATCTTGCTAACACTGAGTCGTCTTTGTTAAGTTGTTCGACAAATGCTCTGTCTACTAAGTAATCTAATGATGTCATACCTTCACCAGAATCTAACTCTTGAATGTCTGTTTGCCATTCTTCGAGTGCCGATCTTGCTGAAAACTCTACATCATTAATGATTGTTACTGACCAAGGTTCAAAGGTTCTGTCTCCTGCGAGTTTCAGAATGTGTCCTCTAAAGTTTTGCTCAACAACACCTACTGTAGCGGCAGGGATTTGTGCGGCCTGACATAAGAACTCAATCTTATTGCCAGATCTTGGTATAAAAACTCTAAATCGGTTTGCTCTTGGGCCACCACCGATTAACTGTGCTTTAAACTGATCTATTGTTGCCATGTTTTACTCCCTTATACTGCTCCGTAGATTTCTTCAAACTCTACACCACTTCTTGATGCTACAAAGTTCAAAGTAATAAAGTTAATTGATTTAGCAGGTTTCACGAAGATCGAACATACGAACTCGTTTCTGTCAATGACTGAATCAGTGTTGTTTGATTCGTCACAAACTACTGAGAAATCTATTAAACCACGTCTATTTTTTACATCTCTTAAGAAAGGTTCAACTGCTGATCTAAATTGTGCCCTTGTGAATGCGTCATTGAATTCAAAGAGTTGTGCTTTAGCGGCAATTGAGATTGCTTTCTCTAGTACGATGAACAATCTTCTAACATTGATTCTATCAAATGCTGAAGGTGATGCTAATCCAGTCTTGTCTCCGAATAGAACAGTTCCTTGTCCTGGGAAAGTAACGATTGGATTAATTCTCTTTCTATATAGTTCATCTCTCGATGCTTGTTTTGGATTGAAAGCAAGTTTAGTGATTCCTAAATATTGACCTCTACTGAATCCTGCTGGTGAATACCAAGGATCTTGTAGTAAGTCTGATCTTGCCATGATTCCTGCTGTATGCCCGTTACCTGGGACCCATACATATTTGTCGTTGAATCTATCATACTGATATACCCAACCTGAATCAATCACTAGATATGAACTTGAAGTTACGTTAGTGAAGTCTGCTTCGACATTCGCCAACTGACTTGCTTCGGATGAAACATTTACAATAGATGTTTTTCTTGGTGATGCGATTACTAAGCAGTCTTTTCTTAATTCTGCTAATGAAACTGCACTGTTTACTAATGTGTTATGATCTGAAACTGTGTCACCATTATTTGATCTAGTAGAACCTATGACTAAGAATGAAAAGTCTTGTGTCTCTGCATCTGCAAAGAAGGCATCCCATGCACTAATTTTTTCTACTGTTGTTGGTGCTGTTGCATCTGCACCCCCGGATAATGAATCATTGATTGGTTCTGCTTCTTGTACGAATGCAGTACTTACTGCTGTTGACAGTGTTCTATGCTGTGCTTCATTACCTGTACCCATCAATAATGTTGAGTGACCTGTCCAGTATACGTAACCAGATTGTCTTGCGATTACGTCTCTGTAATAATTTGATTCGCCTTGTTCGTCTTTAGCATCTGAACCGAGTGATAAGAAACCGTGTGTTTCTAATACTGTACCTTTGCTTCCTGAGAAAGCACCATCTTCGTCTACTACAACTACGTGTAGTTCGTCGTTTGATGCTCCTAGTTTTTCAGCATGTGCTGAAGTTCCTGGTGCTTTATCGAATAATGCGTAATGTTCCCACCATCTGTCGACTGACTCGTCATCTGCAACTGCTGTAAGTAACCCGGTTCCAGCGGATTCACCAATTGCTTGAATGGTAAGTGCGTTAGAGGCGATGTCTGTTATTTTATATTTTTGAGCATGAGCAAACTTAATGATATCGCCTACGACGAAATTTGCCCCTGCATCAACCGTGACTGTAGTTGCGCCAACATCATAACCGTCTGCGTTATTGATTGCTGATGCACCACTGTTGAAATATGCGTTGTTAGATGCACATACAGAAACTTGAAGTGAATTACCTAAGACTCCTGCATATTTTGATATCCATCTTCCCACTGTTCCGTTTTGTCCACCACTCTCGTAGGTAGACTCGTAATCCGTTTCGTTTTTAAGAAGTGCCGATGAAGCACCAGATGAGTTTGCACTTTTCATAGCAGAATTACTTATTCTAACTACTTTAAGAGCAGAACCATATCTTAAAAAAGAATCTGCTGAATAAAAGTCTTCAGTCCCTAAGTCTGAGTCTGCTGGTTTGTAGAACTCATCAACTAATTGTTGTCCGCTTGAAACTGTTTTTACTTCGTCAACAGGACCCCATTGGAATACACCTGCAAACGCCCCTACTGTAGAGGACACTGCTGGAACAACATTCGATAGATCAATCTCTTTGATCTGAACGCCTGGTGATACTTGAAATGCCATACTTTTCTCCTGTTAATGTAAAAGTTGATACTAGTTTATTTATAATCCTTTAATTCTCATCACCACTTAAAAACCATCTATCACCACTATTATCTACAAAGGATTCTTGTTCTGAACTATTTCCGAACACCCCTGGTGGTAATAAATCATCTTCTATAAGTTTTTGTTGCTCTGCATATAACAGATTCTTTACTAACTTATCAGTTAAATGGGTGAAATGATCTGTCGTAATAAACCAACTAAACAGTACCAAATTCATTACCATATCATCATGGTAACCTTTATCTGCTTCGAATGATGTACCTTTACTTACAAAGGTCATCAATTCCGTTATTGTTGCTCGATCTCGTAACGTTAATCTATTTTCTTCGAGCAACTCCTTCATAGTAGAACAACCAATACGTTTGATTCTTCTACTCATCGTAACACCAATATCATCTGCTTTAGTCATGCCTTGAACAAAGACATTAGGATATTCTATATCATAATGCAACTGAGTTGCTACCATGCCACCTTCTGCATTGTTTTCTATAATAACTAATGCATCATTATATGGTTTACAATACTTATTTAGTAAATCTGGGTATAGCATGGGACTTACTGTATTGTCTCTATACGTACACACTTGTTGAAATGGTTGTGTCGTTACATCAAATATACTAAACGTTGAGTAATCTAATCCTCTTCCTTTTGATACGTCTACTGTACAGACGTATGTGTGACCTTCTTTAGGTCTCTCGTATACATTTACATTATCTTTATTCCAGAATGCCTCTTCTGCTCTCATGCCCAATAATGTATTACTATTAATAAGTGTATTACCAGTTCCTAAGAAACTGTTACCATACTCTTGTTCGAACTGTGCTTCTGAAGTATTTGCAATAGTTTCTTTCTTCCATGCTTCATCTCTACCTGGCACATCATACCAATTAATAGTAAATGCTTTATACTCTGACTGTTCGTGAATAGCACTTTCGTATATCTTATGAAACATATTACCCACACCATTTGCAGTAGAAGTAATGATTACTTTAGAATCTTTACCAGATGTAACAACGGGATATGTTGCAGTATAGAATGTCTCTGCATCGTCTACGAATGCGAACTCATCGAGGTATAGTAAGTTGATTGACATACCACGAATCGAACTTGATGATGTTGCCGCGGCAACAACTTTACTATCATTACCAAACTCAATTGACCCTTTGTTAAGAATCTTAACACCAGGTTGTAAGAAGAACGGCACTGATTCTAGCATAGTAACTAAACGAGCAATCATCTCTCTTGCAATTGCACCTTTGTTAGCAAGAATTGCCACTGTAACTTCTGGATTAAATAGTATAAACCATAATAAGTATGCACAAGATGTTATTGATTTACCACTTTGACGTGATGCAAGTACTACATTGAAACGATTAGAATTGTAAAAGTCTATTAGATTCTCTTGATAACCACGAAGTTTAAAGGGTACCATACCCTCATCTAATGAAATGATCTGTGTATATGTCTCAATGAAGTAAGAAGGATTTTCTGAACACTTCATGTATTCTTCTAGTTCTTCCTTGGTGTATTGTATTTCTACACCAGATCTTTTAATCAGTGGATTCCCTAAGTATCCTTCGTTTTTAGGTTTCATTATTCTTCAGCACCATCTGGTGAAAAAGATGTTAATCTTTTACGCCATTTGTGTATGTTCCAGTGTGTTTCTTTTCCACTAAAGTTTGTTATAATATGTTTGCCATCAAAAGATGATTCCCAACCCAGATAATTTAAGTCTGGTCTAGTTAGTGCAGGACCGTAGTCATTATATAAATCTATGAATTTACCTTCCCATACCTTAGAATTAATTTTAATATTAGTATTTAATCTAGTGCCAAATTTATCTGGTAATACACCTTCTAGTTCAAGTAATTCTATAAACTCTTGTGTTCCACCTTCATAGGTATTTGGATCGATTTTTGTTTGTAGTCTTTCTTCTTCAATAATATCAACATCATATAATGTCATCATGTTAGGATATATTTTGTCTGCCCATCCCTCTTTCACTGCTCTCTCAGTTATGAACACACCAATCTCTGCTACTAAGTTAGATGAGAAGTTTTCATGTAGATAGATATCACATTCTGGTAGTTCATGAGTTTCTATATCACCAGTAATTATTTCTATATCGTCTGGTAATATACGTCTAGACATTTCGGCACGTTCTTTGCCTAGTTCTATACCATACACTTTCTTTGCACCATATTTCCATGCAAGATAGCATAATATACCACTTCCCGATCCTAGATCGATAACAACCTTATCTTTGACGTTGTTTTTTATCCACTCTTCGTAAGCATGAGTTCTTTCAGCATCGAACACTGAGTGCCAGAGTTCAAAGTGTGGTATTGAGAAATATAAATCTTCTTTATCAGGTTTCTTCAGTTTCATTTTTTTTAGACTTCTTCAAAAACTTTTGGAGTTCAGATGTTGAACCAACATATAGATGATTGTGTTGAGTCTTTACTTGAGACTCACCTTCTATATCCTTAAGTTTCTTCTGTAGATCAATAAGTTTCTCTGCTGTATCTGAAACAGTTTTAATTAATTGCCCTGCGACTTCATATGCTCTAGGGTGTTCAGTTTCTTTTGATAGTTCTAAGATGCCATCAATAGCATCTTGTCCTCTTTCGACAAGAGAGTACAGATTTTCTCTAGCATATCTATAGTCTGTTTCAATATTATCTGCTCTCACAGGTACTTTCTTGACTACTTCTGCTGTCTCTGTTTTGATTTCTGATTCGATACCCATGATATCGTTCAGTTTTTGATCTACATTTTCCATAATTATTTCAATGCCTTAACTGGCGTCACTAACTTTATCTTCTGCGTATGTTGTAAATCCTGCTTCGTTTGAGAAGGATACTTGTTCTGCTACAACAAACGTGTCTGATGGATCTACTGAACCAACAAACATAAGTGTCTTAGCATTATCTATAGTTACGTTTTGATTAATAGTAATAGACAATCTATCACTTGCAATGCTAGAGACTAGGGGGTTAGTTCCCTCATATCCCGTATAGAACACTTCATCATCAACACTTATCTTACTATTTATAGCAGTTGGGAAAGTGATTGTTTGTGAGTTTTCTACTGGATTACATAACTCGCCAAAGGCAGGTTCATAATGTTTAACTTCTTTAACAAGACCAGATTCATCAATTTGTGATGTAGTGAATTGACCTGAACTATCATTAATGTAGTCTCTTTCGATAACGTTTCTAATGATATTACCTGTATAGATAGGTCCAAAGAAGTATGTCTTCATAGTAAAGTTCATAGTATATTCAATAGTTCTTCGTGTCTCGAAGTCACCTTCATAATCATCATTCATCGATACACCTGTTAAAACGATAGGCACATCTCTGACTTCTGTTAAGTCATCGATCATCTTCATAGTAACTGTGTATTCTGGTTGAAAGTAAGGTAAAATTTGTTCTATAATTTGTAAAGCATCATTTTGATTGTATGCTAGAATTGACAATTCAAATTCTAAATCATATGGTGCAGGTGCGTATTGAAACTTTCTACTAGTCCCTGTTGTTTCAAGTGACGTTTTATTTGTCTTAATTAATTTGTTTTGTTGTCTTTGCTGATCATATGTAAAACCCATCAATTGAAATGCCATTCTAGGTAGACTGATTGCTGTTCTATTCTTATCTGATAAGTCTGGTTCTTCTCTTAGTCTTCTTAGATATGCATGACCAGGACCATATGAAATAGGTACTCTGTTCTCTGCTAGAACAGTACCATCTCCTTTAATTTTTTTATATGTGAGATTATTAAAGCATGTACCAAATACTGATACACACCTTTTTATAGTTTCATTGTAAAAATATGTTCCGAACATTATGGTTCTCCAAATGGATTCACTTCACTTAAGTCTAAGTATGAAGAGTCTTTGTCTTCAAAGTCTTTGTTCTGTGCTGATCCATCATTTTCAAATGTCATAGTATCATCGATGCTACTAATTACATACGATGCTTCAGATAAATCTCCAACAAGTGTATCATCTACTGCAAGAGTTTGAGCATTATCTTTAATTGTTAACTTATTACCATTGTCTACCCATCTGACAACTTCACCAACTACAGAACCATTGAGTTTAACATTTTCGTTTACTGCATAGTTACCTGAACCAGCACCCATAGTCATACTAATTGTATATGCTTGTTCATCTTCTACTTGGTCGATCACTGCAATATCTGTATCGAAATCTTCACCACTGTATTCGAACAATTCACATCTTAGTTTGAACACAAATAGTTTTCCTACTTGATAGAACGGGTCTTCATGTTCTACAAACTTAATCTCAAATAACCCGCCAGACAAAGGGAAATAGATCAGATCGCCTTCGTTTGGTCTAAGTGATGATGCAAGATTAGTATCCAATGAGATAAATCTTTCCCATGATCTGAGAGAGATAATGAATGTTGCTTGGTCTCTTATCTGTACGCCAAACTTTGACATAAGATCGCCTTCGCCTTCGAAACCATCTGTGTTTTCAATGTACATCTCAACTGAGTATGCATCGCCAAATCTAGATTGAACATCTTCATTCAATATAGAATCTTCTTCGATTATCTCTCTTGGTAGATAATACAAATCATGGCCATACATTCTTAAAGACTCAACAACAATATCTTCATAAAGATGTTGCTCAGTATTTACTGCATGGTTGAAAAATACATTTGTTGGCATAATTAACCTATCATATCAAGAACTGGCATTTCATGATTCAGTCTTGACTCTTCTTCTAATCTTTGAATTTCTTCCTGTGCTTCCTGTTTCATTTGTGAAGCATCTAGTGTAACCCCACCTGGTAATGCTATACCTTGGAACTTACTTAAGTTTTCACCCCATTGATACTTGACTAATGCTGTAGCATATTTCTTTAACCACATATCATCGTATACATCTGTAAATGTTGTCGGGTCTATCTTTCTATAACATTCAATTAGTATGTACTCATCATCTGAAATAGAGTCAACATCTAAATCTAAGTATAATCTATTCATGTGTTGATTATATCTAATTGGTTGTCTACCAACTAACATTCTATCCATCAATGAGATGTGTTGTTGAACTTGTTCGTAATATAGAATATTTGTTGCTGTTAGATCATAGAGGTCATTCAATCTTAATTGATATCTAAGATCGAACATGTTTAAATTATTTTTATCGTGAAATGGAAAGATGTTGACTACGGCAGTTACAAAATCTGGCAAGACAACATAGTTTTGTTGTTGCAATACTTGTTCGTCTGTATACGCATGAGTACCAGCGGCGTTCTCTGTGAACGTTTCGTTGGTCTTCATAGTCTCTTTTTTAGTCGATGTAATTAAATGCTTTAGATACACTTTCATAGTACCATCATAATGGTACGTATAGAAATACTGTAATGCTTCGTCTACTCTATCATCTAACTGATCATCATCAACGTTGATTTCAAGTACAGGAGCACCAAGTTTTCTTTTGATGTATTCTTTTAATTCTGCTCTAGTGGTTGGTTTTGCCATAGTAGTATTTCCTGTCTAATACTACTATTTATATGTTTTGGGAGTCTAGTCTTGGAAATATGTTTTGGTCTGTAGTTTATCTAACTTCTCGTCGATTCTTTCCATAGTGTCGATAAGTTTCTGTAAGTCTTTTTCGAGTTGCTCTCTTGTAACGTACTCTTTAGCAATCTCTTCTCTAGTCTTGTTAACTAATATGTCTAGTCTTTTTTGTTCTGCTAGTACTGAACGTACCAAGAACCCCATTGGTAAAAATATACAAGTGAGTATTAAGTTCCAGACAATGTGTGCATCTACTACTATTTCCATAGTAACTATTTAGATAATCAGTTTGCCCTGCTCGTCTAATTCCCATGATAAACTATGATTATCTTCAGTAAAATCGTTCTCGTCGACACTGCCAATCTTTAAATTATTCTGAACAACATTCATGTTAAAAGATATACTGTATCTATCTTTATCAGTTAGATTAGGTTCGACCATATGCATCAACCCACTAGGAAATAAATACATCGTACCAGTTCTAGGTTGAAACTGTACTGACTCTTTCATTTTTGGCATGACAGGATGGGCACCAACAACTCTTGCATCTGTATCGATTGCACTGAAGTTTCCTTCATCACCATCTGCTTTAATATATAAGACACCACTCATAAAGCAACCATTGTGTAAATGTGGTCTATTCCATGCCATATTATCGTTTATGTTTGCCCAACAATTATGAAACTCTACTTGAAACCCACTCTTTACACCTAAGTGCAACATTACTTCGTCTCTCATCATACGTTTGATTGATCTTATACATTTGATAAAAGCAGGATTATTATCGCAACCATCATGTGATTGCCAACCTGTATATGCATTTGAAACTCTTCTACCAACTGGATCTTTCTTTCTCATAGAATCGATTTCATTTTTTAACTGCTCGAAGTAGTCTTCGTTCATAGATGGTTCGACATGTTGATGTCTGCCTAAGAAATCTCTTTCAAAAACAAAACTAGGAAATAGATAGTGTACTGTACTCATTATTCTTCCTCACTCTTGTGCATAGGACACTCAGGTGGTGGTGTAACTTCTTCCATAGTCTTAAAGAACTTTGACTTTTCTGTCCAATAACCTTCAGTTCTATAAGGACCCATTTTCATAGTGCCTTTTTTTCTTTCATCTCTCTGAGTTTTTCCGTCCATAACATCTTGGTCGTATCTACCACATCTATTCCAATAATCTACTGACAATACATCTTCGTTAGATATTCCACCATGTTCTTTAGGACCAGATCTATTTTCATGAAATGTTTTAGGGTCTTGATATTGAAAAGATGCATGCCACTCTTCTCTTTTAAATGGAATACATTGAACTAAAGGTGTACCCTTTTTAATTGTAAAACTTGTATTGAATCTTGGATAAAATATTATCTGTGCGTTGTCTTGATTGACATGCATCTTATCAGTATCTATAATGCCTTGCCATGCCGCAAATGCTCTTCCTTGAAATAAGAACGGGTCTAAGTATAAAGTCGAATAACCAGGAGGTGTTTTGACGTTCCATGGATTTCTCATTTTAAATGCATCTTTAACTGGTCCATCATCGCCTAGATATTCAAATGTATTAAACATCTGATCTTTAGGGTGTGACTGTGATTCATACAAATGTCCTGATGTATCTAAAGCACCAATAGTATTTGCTTCTTCATGTATTCTTTCTTCACCAGCAAGAATTTTAAAGTCTCTATTTGCTACGATGTAATATCCTGATTTAGTCCAATCGTCCATGGCAGGACATGCTCTGATAGTTTGAACAAATTCACCACGTATATACTGATCAATTTTTCCTTTCTTCCACCATTCGGGCATAATAGATTTTGCAAGAACTGGTTTGAAATCTCTAAGTGTATCTTTACTGTTTGTTATGAAATCTATATGTGGCATTAGTGTACTCTTATTGGTATTGTATTTAGCGGTCTTCTAGAATGATCTACGTTGTCATATACATCAAAACCAATTGTTATTCTTTTTCCTGTAAATGGTTTAACAATATTTACTCTATGTAAATATATACCTGGTCCTACATAAATTCTACCGATTTTATTTTCTACTTCAAATCTTTCAAACTCAGTAGTAGTTTTATGAGGAGTTATTGAAACATATCCATGTAACTTACAATTATGACCATGCCAACCTAATAACTCTTTACCCTCACTATAATTGATCCATGATTTTAGATAAAGATAATCACTCGGACCGTCATAGCAACTTTTTATAGTATCAGTGACTTCTTCATATACTGGTTGCCAAATTTTAAAATCTCTAAGTAGTGACCATATATTATATGTATCGTGATTTTCTGTATAGTCTCCACCACCCTTTTTAAATGTACCTGCATATTCATCTTGACTTAGAAAGGGCATATACTGTTTACATATTTGTGTTGCAGTGTACTCTAACTCTGCATGATTATCGATTATGAACTGACTGTCTACTACTTTATACATGAGTGAGTTTTACTTCATCGCCCCTCAAAACTAACGACCTTCTGTCCATATATCTGGCACGTTCTTTGGGTGCATCTGCTCCGTGTGGTATTCTACCATCAAACATAAGCAATCTATTTGGTTTGAATTCAACTTCTGCGAGTTGATGATTCTCTATGTGTTCATCACGACCATCTAATCCTTGTTGAGGTGAGTCATAAAATCTTAAACTACCACCCCATGCTGGATTCCAAAAACTATTATAGTAAAAAAGAAACGATAAATTCCAAACATCATCTTTATCACAATCTGAATGAGTTGTACCATGACAACCTGCTGTCTGTGAATTTAAACCCATATATTGAAATCTTAACCACTCAAATCCAAAATCATTTTGAATCTTCTTGTCGATGATATCCATGAAATGAATTACGCCTGAATTGATAGTATCAGGTCGTCTATTCTTTTGAAAAATACTTGAACCCCAAAAACTATGAGAAGGTAATCCTGTAGGACTTTGTGAACCAACTTGATTTGTTTTAGACCAGATCATATTATCTGTACATAACTGATCCATCTTTCGCCATACGGTCAATGGCAAATAGTTATCTAAGACGTATACTCTATCTAAAGGTAGTTCTGATATTTGAAATGGTTGATCTATATATTCAACACTTAACTGTTCGATAGGTTCGTCAAGCGGACGACACTGCATTATCTCATTAAGTTCCGTGAAGCACCAGGAATTGGTGCAAGATACTCTTCGAAACTTTTTAGTGTATCTTCTCTAGTGTTTCTAATTTCTTCAACAATATTCATATAAACACCCCAAACAGTATCACAATAATCTAAGCAATATCTAGCATCTGATCTTAGAGGGTGATTTGAACCTTCACGACCAGCATAAGTGATCTCTGTTAAATCAGTAAAACCATATTCTTGAATTGCTTGGACAATGTAATCCTTACATGCCATATTCAATCTCTCTGATAGTTGTTGATTCAATGAGAACCCCATAGGTGGTTCTGAGTTCTTAATATACAACTCAATAGAATCACATTCTTCAGGAGTTAGGTTCTGTTTGACTTGATCGTCAAAGTGTTTACCCTCTTCCCAATTAGTAATCTTAACTTCTATTTCATCATAGATTAGTACATCGTAGTCAAAACCAAGGACTGGTTTATCTGTATTGTCAAATGAGTATTCTAAACCACTCTCTTTTCGAATAGTTAGATTTCCATTTTCATCGTATATAAACATATTCATAATCTTTTAATTATACTCCAAATGTATTGATTAGTCAATAGACTAATCGGTGTCTGTTAACATATCATATATGTTTAACATATTTATGTTGCTGGTATCCATGTCTTTTATCCATGGACCACCACGTGTATAATGTATCGCAAATGCTTGTGGTTTATCATCTAAGTGATCATACCCTTCTGTCACAAAATGAAAGTCTGGTATTTTACTGATCTTATCTGTCCACTCAAATTGATGTAGATACTTACCAGATTCTGAGTTTACAGTTTCTGGTGTTAGTTTTTTACAGTCTTCGTGTCCGTTATTGAATACCATGAAACTTGACCATAGTTTTTTAGGATAAGAAACGTTCTTTTCTCCATCAAACTTTGTCTCGCCATGATTATCAAAATCATATTGAACACATGCTACTGCATCGTCGGGATTTAAAAATAAAAAGAATGGTAGTATAGACTTTCTAAAGATGTAGTCATCGTCTACGAATATACTATACCCTTCATAATTTTCTAAATGAGGGATAAGAAATCTACTATATGTAAATTCTGTTGATTGATTAGCATACTCTCTAGTATACTCTGGTATTTTTGATATATCTAAAAGTTTAACTTCTGGTTTCCAGTCTGATACTGCTTTGATTGGGTCAGACGTGTTTACGCCACCCAAACATGAAGTATTCTTTTCAATCATTCTTTCTATCAATGCTTTACTTTGCTCTGCTAAATTAGAATGACGACTATCATAACCAATGTAGATAGTTACTCTTTTACCTTTAACTTGTTCACTAACTTTTTTATTGAAGTCGTATACTTCTTTTCTGAAATCTCTTTTAGATTGAAGACTTAAATTAGTTTCAATATAACCCATACTGTAAGCAAAAGATATATTAGAATGTGATCCATGAATATCTACTTCTTCTATTATCTGTTCTAAGTATTCATCTAGTTCTAATGGTGCAACATCTGGAAACATATCTTTGTCATTGTATAAAAGAACTTCTAAATTATCATCATTCAATAACTCAAATACTGGAGTACGTATAGAACCTGGGTGTATTTGTAAACTAGCACTGTCACCATTCTTATTGATCTGTCCTTGAATTGGAAACCACAATCCCTCTTTCTGTAAATTGTGAATTAACCAGTGACCTTTGGCCGCATGATAATAGAAACTTCCTAATTGATCTCTCACATAGTCTGTATTTTGATCACATGTCAATCCTTCGAAGTTAGAATACTTAGCAAGACTTTCATATTCTCCATCATGATTCATAAAATCCATAATCATCTGACCCTTAATATTTCTTTCAGGATCCATTATTTGTGTGTAACCAAATGGAAGATAATGATTGTAGATATATGATTGATGTTGCATCATACCATAACTATTCAATTTCATTTGATCGCCAAATTTGCCTAGTCTAGTACTTTGCAGTTTTGATATGTCTTTCCATTTCACACGTTTAAGTGAATCTAATTTATTCTCAAAGACATACTTCAATAGTTTATATGCATCTGTTTCTTTATACTCTTTATCAGCATCAAAACTGCCTAGATGTACATAAGTCTTATCGCCTTTGTCTAGGTCTTTTAATTGAGCAAGGGTGGTTTCGTAATCTGGTTTCATAATATAACTAATTGTTTTTAAATACTAAAAGTATTTATGACGTAATTGGAGAACCTGGCCATTGGTTATCTAAGTCTCCATCCCATCTGATCACAGGATTTCTACCCTGTCTTGCATATGTACTTGGGGATCTATGACTGTATGGTACCCTTGTAGTTCCTTGAGTAGCATATGTACTTGGGGATCTATGGTTATAAGGCACTTGAGTATTTCCTTGAGTAGCATATGTACTTGGGGATCTATGATTATATGGCACTTGTGTATTCCCTTGAGTTGCGTAAGTGCTAGGTGATCTGTGATTATATGTTGCTGGTTGTCTAGCATCTCTAATGAACGGATTCACTGCGTTAGCAATATAAGGATACGGTTGTGTCTGCTGTCTAATATTAGGTTGCTGACCAGTTGCAATGTACGGATATGTAAATGGATATCTGTTAGGTTGTCTAGTGTTACCTGTTGCATCTACTTGATACGCATATGTAAATGGCGATCTAGTTATACCTGGTGTAGAAACTTGATATATGTAAGTATTAGGTTCTTGAGTAGACCCGATCAACGGTTGAATAAACGGATATCTAAACGGCGATCTTGTGCTACCAGATGCTGGTGACTGGAAAATATATGTGTTAGGTTCTTGTGTATTCCCAATCAGAGGTTGTATATATGGGTATCTAAACGGCGATCTAGTGTTACCAATCGTTGCTGTTTGATAGATATACGTATTTGGTTCCTGAGTATTCCCTGTAGCATTCACTGTATATGGGTAAGTGAAAGGCGATCTAGTATTACCAATAGTTGTAACTTGGAATGAGTATGTGTTAGGTTCTTGCGTATTCCCAATTAGTGGTTGAATATACGGATATCTAAATGCATACGGATTTGCCTCTTGTGTATTCCCGATTAGAGGTTGAATGTAAGGGTATCTAAATGGTGATCTAGTGTTACCAATACTTGGTGTCTGATATATGTAAGTATTAGGTTCTTGTGTATTCCCGATTAGAGGTTGAATATATGGGTATCTAAACGGCGATCTAGTATTACCAATTGTTGCTGTTTGGAAGATATACGTATTTGGTTCTTGTGTATTCCCGATTAACGGTTGAATATACGGATATCTAAATGGTGATCTAGTATTACCAGTAGCATTGGCGATATAAGGGTAAATATTTGGTTCTTGAGTATTCCCTGTAGCATTTACAGTAAATGGGTAAGTGTTAGGTTGCTGTGTGCTCCCTGTAGCATTTACAGTAAATGGGTAAGTATTAGGTTGCTGTGTACTACCTCTAGCATCTACTTGATACGCATATGTAAACGGATAAGTAAATGGATAAGTAGTAGGTTGTCTATATGGCGACCTAAATGGTACAATCGTGTTACCAGTTGCGTTTGCTATGTAAGGGGATCTAAATGGTACCCTTGTATTACCAGTTGCGTTTGCTATGTAAGGGGATCTAGTAGCACCAATTGTACTCCCTGTTGCGTTAGCAATATATGGGTAAGTGAATGGTTGTCTACTGTTCCCTGTTGCGTTAGCAATATACGGGTAAGTGAACGGATATCCATTCGGTTGTTGGGCACTCCCTTGTGCATTGATAAACACAGGGTAGTCTGTTGGACTTCTAACTGTTGCTCTATATTGATAAGGTCCTTGTGCCATAATTACTTTTCCTTAATTCTTATTTTAAGAATTGTGGTAAACCTCCTCCTGGACTAAAGAAGAATGGGAATCTTCCCTGACTGGGTTGCTGTGCTGTGACTCTCCATGGTACTCTAGTCGGTGTTCTAAATGGGAATCTGTATGGTGATCTTGTACTACCGATTGAATTCCCTGTTGCATTGACTGTATACGGGTATGTAAATGGATTTCGTGAATTCCCTGTTGCGTTTACTGTGTATGGGTATGTAAACGGATATGGCACTGGTTGCTGTGCATTTACTGTATACGGATATGTTGTAGGTGTTCTGTTTGGTTCTTGAGCATTTACTGTATACGGATATGTTGTAGGTGTTGTATTAGGTTCCTGTGCATTAACTCTTGTGTTACCCGTAGTATTTCCTGTGGTGTTCCCAATTAAAGGTTGTATATAAGGGTATCTAAATGGTGATCTAGTATTCCCTGTTGCGTTTGCTATGTAAGGGTACGTAAATGGTGATCTAGTATTACCAGTAGCATTGGCGATATAAGGGTAAGTAAATGGCGATCTAGTTGACCCATTAGCATTTACAGTAAATGGGTAAGTGTTTGGTTGTTGAGTACTTCCTCTAGCATCTACTTGATATGCATACGTGAATGGTGATCTTGTATTACCAGTTGTAGTAACTTGATAAATGTAAGTATTAGGTTGCTGAGTACTTCCTCTAGCATCTACTTGATATGCATACGTGAATGGTGACCTTGTCTGACCAATCGTTGCTGTTTGTATATTATATGTATTAGGTTGTTGCGTACTTCCTCTAGCATCTACTTGATATGCATATGTAAATGGTGATCTAGTAACTCCAGCAGTTACACCTTGTGCATCTACTTGGAATGCGTATGTAAATGGTGATCTTGTATTACCAATATTAGGAACACCATATGAATATGTATTAGGTTCCTGAGTATTCCCTGTTGCGTTAGCAATGAAAGGGTAAGTAAATGGTGACCTTGTCTGACCAGTAGTTGATACTTGATAGATGTAAGTATTCGGTTCTTGTGTACTACCTCTAGCATCAACTTGGTATGCGTATGTAAACGGCGATCTTGTATTACCAGTAGTTGTTACTTGATAATTATAGATATTCGGTTCTTGTGTATTGCCTCTAGCATCTACTTGATATGCATATGTAAATGGTGATCTTGTATTACCAGTAGTTGCAACCTGATGTATATACGAGTTTGACTCTTGAGTATTCCCGATCAGTGGTTGAATGTATGGGTAAGTAAATGGTGTTTGAGTATTACCTCTTGTCGACCCTTGCGTTTCGTAAGTAAATGGTGATTGATGATCATAAGGTACCTGTGTATTTCCTTGAGTAGCATATGTACTTGGGGACTGATACTGATACGTAAACGGCGTTTGTCTATTTCTTATAAATGGATTCTGTGCATTCGCAATATAAGGATAAGGTTGTGTCTGTTGACGTATGAACGGATTCTGTGCATTCGCAATGTAAGGATACGGTTGCGTTTGCTGTCTTATAACCGGATTTTGAGCATTTGCAATGTACGGATATGGTTGTACTTGTTGTCTTATAACAGGATTTTGAGCATTGGCAATATAAGGATATGGTTGCTGTGCGTTCTCTTGACCAGATGCATCGTTCCAACCTGTAGGAGTCTTGACATAGATTTGATCTACTGACTTCCAAGTTGTACCACCAGTCTTTACCCAAGCACCTCTTGTGCTATTCCAACCCGAAGGGGTTTTTATTTTCTGATTGCCTGACGCCATTTACAAATTTTTCCTGTTATAAATCAATTAAGAATATGTAATCCACATATCACCAACTGCACCGTCTGAACCAGTTGGAGCAGAAGTTGATTGATACACATTCCTTGCAACACCACCACTATTAGATGCGTATGATGTTGTAATCTGAGATGCCCTAAAGTTGGCCTCAGTTAACGATAAAGCACCTGTAGAAGATCCAGTTGCAGTTGTTGTTGCAACTACAAATCTACTTGCACTATCGTCCCATCCCATAAAGACATTTGACTCGTCACCTCTTTCGATGACGATACCAGCATCATTTGAAGGACTACCAGTAGTTCCTGTTCCTAACTCTAACAACGTATCTTCGATAGTTGTATTAGTTGATGATACTGTTGAAGTTGAACCATTAACAGTTAAGTCACCTGAAACAACTAAGTCATTAAAAGTTACGTTACTGCTGGTTGAAACTGCCTGACCGATACTAATTGAACCGCCTGATAATCCAACCCCTGTTCCTGCTGAGAAGTGTGATCTTACTTCAGATGAACTTGGTCCGTTATATGTGATAACACCTGTACCCGAATTGTATGTTAACGATCCGTCACCACCACTATCTGTTACACTGATAGCACCTCTGGCATCTGAATCAGCATACATTGTAGGTTCTGAGTATGAGAATACACCAGTAGAAGAGTTATAAGATAAATCTCCAGAGGCAGATACTGCCCCTCTAACTCTTGCTGTAGTGTGGTAAAGGTTACTTGAACCTTCACTTAATGAATCTGTGTCTGGTAAAGTTGCTGAAACTCTAGCATCTGCTCTTGCGTTAGTAAAGTATAGATTAGAACCTTCAGATAAATTAGTTGTACTAAATGGTGATAGACTTACTGCAAAGTCTAGTGTATTATCATTATCGTCATATGTGACACTAATGCCACTTTCAGTGTTAGATGATACCATGGCACCAACAACATCTGAAACTCTTTCTGCTGTATGATAAAGGTTACTTGAACCTTCTCCTAGATCATCGGTATCTTTATTTGCTAAACTTAGATTAGCACCGACTTGTAATGCAATTCTTGAATCTACTCTTGCTGAAGTGTGGTAAAGATTAGATGACCCTTCTGATAGATTGTCTGTATCAAAAGCACCCATATTAACTGCAATGTCATTTGCATTTGCAGTAATACCTGTACCAGCAACTACGTTTAGTGTTACATCTCCTGATGTACCACCACCTGTTAAACCATCTCCAGCAACAACTGATGATATATCACCAGCATCGTTTGTAAATGAGATGACACCTGTTGAAGAGTTATAACTTAGATCGCCACCAGCACTGATAGATGCTCTTGCTCTTGCTGTCGTATGATACAAGTTTGTTGAACCTTCTGTTAAATCATCTGTATCATTATTAGAAAGATTATCTTCAGTAGCATTAATTGTTAATGTTCCTGCCGCATCATCATATGATGTTGTAATGTTAGAACCTGCTGTGATTAATGCATTTACTCTATCATCAACTCTCTCGTTTGAAAAGTATAAGTTTGAAGAACCTTCTGAAAGGTTGTCTGTATCGAATGCAGACATATTAACTGCGATATCATCTGCGTTTACAGTGATACCAGTACCAGCACCAATGTTTAGTGTTGCATCACCTGAAGTTGCAGTTCCTGTTAAACCAGCACCTGCGTTAACTCCTGTGATGTCTCCGACATTACCTGTAATTGTTAAAGTATTTGCACTGTCATTATATGACAATGAGATTCCTGAACCTGCTGTTAAAAGTGTATTGACTCTATCGTCAATTGTTTCACTCAGGTTACTTGCTACAATATTACCATTACTGTCGATTACCTCATTACTTCCAACTGAAAGTCCATTTTTGATTATAAAATTTTTGCTTGACATTAAATGGTTCCTCCGTCAACTGTTGGTAATGAAAATTCTCCAGTGGTAGAATTGTAGTTTAAATTTGTTTCGCCTGATGCTAAACTTATAGCACCTCTTGCCTTTGCGTTTGTGAAGTATGTATTCGTTGATCCTTCGGAAATATCATCGGCGTCAATATTTGACAATGCACTTGCTATGATTTTACCTGAGGAGTTGATTACTTCAGTGGACCCTACTGTGAGTCCGTATTCAATAACAAATGAGTTTTGTGTTGCCATGGTTTATATAATCCTCTAATCTAAGATTGTTAACATTATTATTTAGTAAGACTGTTCACTCTAAAACAGGGATTACTAAACATCTATCAAACTTTTTTTGAATTTTGTAATAGTTGAATTTGTTGATGCTGGAGTAATTCTAAGTCTAACACTTGAAGAACTTATATCAACACTAAATGTTGCAAGTTCACTGCTTCCGCCTTGTAACACTGTACCAAATTGCGACATTGATACGTTGGAACCATCATGTATTATATTTATCTGAGTCACTTCGTACACACCACTTGTTGCATCTGATAATGTTATAGTGTAGTTGCCACCTCTAAAACTTGATACTGAGAATGTATCGAGATTTGTAATACTTGTTGAAGTAGTTGTTAACGAACCCTCATCATCTCGATCTTGAAATGATAGTGTACCACTTCCATTTGTAGTAAGTACTTGCCCTGCTGATCCATCAGACGTTGGGTAAGAGATGTTTGATCCTGTTATACTATTAGTAACAGTTAAAGTAGTTGCTGTAATATCTCCTACTTGTAAGTCTGCTAATGCATAACCTGACCCCGAAGTATTGACTGTATTACCAGGTTCTACTTCTAACCCATCAAATAATTTCCATGTTGAATCACTAGCATCTCTGAATAATCCTGTGTATTCAGTGGCACCACTATCTGATAATCCGTCATCATAGTTTCCGTAAAAACCAATATCTAATATATCAGAACTTGTATTACCATTTGCTAATTCAAATAAGTTATCTGCAACTGAAGTTGTCGTTGAATTGACAATTACGTTTGAACCCTGAACAGTAAGATCACCTGTAACAGTTAAGTCGCCATCAACTTGTGAATCTAATGCTGATTGTAATCCTAGATCAGTGTAAAACTTTGCTTTCGTTGCCATAATACTATTTATACAAAAAGAAAGGGGGACTTTATGTCCCCCTAATAATATATCGTTAAAAAATTATGCGTCTACTAATGTCCTGTCAAACTTGATTGTTGTTGATGTAGCACTTGCTGGTGTTACTAACAATCTCACGTTTGATCCTGAGATATCTGCATCAATTGTTGCTAACGTACTATCTTTTAATGTCCCATACTGAGTAAGAGTCACAGTGCTTCCGTCGTGTACTAACATAACTTCAGTCGAATGAAAATCACTACCTTTAGTCATAGCAATAATATATCTTGCCGCTCTAAAGTCGTTTTTCGCAAAAGTGTCAAGTGCAAATTGATCAGTAGCAGTCTTAGTTGCATTACCTCTCTTTTTGTTCTTGTCTTCTGTTCTCTTTGAAGTTGTTATGACATCATTTGAAGAATCGTATTGGAAGACTCTGATTAACTCAGCAAGTTTAAATGCGTTTGTTTTTGCCATGTCTTTACTCCTTAACTATGTCTTATTTGAAATGTGTCAATGGTTGTGTTAGTATTTGCAGGTGTTACGAGAAGTCTCATATTACCTGAATTTACATCTGCTGATAATGTGAAGAGAGATGCATCTGAGTATACGTCACCGTATTGCACAAAGAATGCATCTGTTCCATCATTGATCAATAGCACTTCGGCCGCGTGTGTTCCTGCTGTACTGTGGGTAGCATTGATGACATACTTGATGCCTTTAATTGCTAGTCCATTACTGGAAAGTACCTGATTTGCCGTTGTAGCAGTGAAAGTATTAGCAGTGAAATATCCTTCAACAAGATTACTTGCATCTGATATTGCGACTACTTCTACTATATCACCACTAATGGCGTTCTCTGCCAATGTGATTGTAGATGTGTTTGTTGCAGTATAATCGTTACCGCCATCTACCAATTTAACACCGTTTATGAATACTTGTTCAGTACCAGGAGTATAAACTAAAGTATTGCTACTGTCGTCTGCACCTGTTATTGAAGTTGTAGTACTCGATATTGAGTAGGTATAAATTGTGATTCCTGAACTAGGTAAATCTGAAAATGAAACTGATCCACTTCCATCTGTTTTTAATACCTGGTTTGCAGAACCATCACTTGTTGGGAAAGTAATAGCATCATTGATAGTTAACGATGAGGGATTAGATCCCACTTCAACGACTGCCGCTGAACCATCGTTTTTCTCAGTATAGAATCTACCGTGATAAGTGTTGACTGCTAATTCCCCTAGTGATAAATCACCAGTACCGGGAACTGCATTCTGAGTAGAACTTCTTTTAAACTGAATTACTGTTGCCATTGTTTCCTCCTATTGACTTTGAAAATAAACACTAAACATAAAAAATGCTTAGAATGTACCTCCGTCGATAGCAGTAACAGTTACCGCACCACTTGATACAGTGAAGTTATCACTGGAGAATGATGCAATACCTTTAGCACTTGCTGTAGCATCGTTAATTGAAACGTCGCCAGAACTAACTGTGAAGTATGATGCTGAGAATGAAGCAACACCTAAGTTAGATGCTGTTGCCGACTCTGCACTGATTGTAATACTTCCGTCTGCGTTTGCTACGTCAATACCTTCACCAGCAGTCAATGTTGCAAGTTCTAGATCGCCATTTGATCCATTACCGATCATTAATTGACCAGCAGTTGGGGCAGATCCGTCAACTGAAGTGATTGAACCACTTAATGCAAGTGAAGTACCTTCGATACCACCAAATGCTACGTTACCAACTGATCCTGAGAATACTGATGAAGTATCTGTTGCATCTTGGATAAATTTGAACTTCCCGTCTGAGTCGTCCATACCAAAGAAACCAACTTTAGCAGATGAACCATTATGCCAGTTGAATTTAATCCCTCTGTCTAAGTTGTCATCTGATGCCCCTTCACCCAATTCAAATACTGGATCATCTACTGATACTGTAGTTGAGTTTACTGTTGTTGTAGTACCATTAACAGTCAAGTTTCCTGAAACTGTTAAGTTACCTGTAGCGGCGATGTTTGTAGATGTGATATCATCTGAAGTCAATGTTCCGTCAACTTCAACGTTGTTAAATGTTACGTTGTCTGTTGTTCCAACTGATTGACCAATTGCGAAGGACACTGCTTGGTTAGAAACAGAAGTTGTTACCCCTGTACCACCAGTGAAAGTGATTGATTGTGAGTCTAAATCAACTGCACCTGTACCACTGTCACCTGCTAAGTCTAAGTCTTGTGCTGTTACTTGTGAATCAACATATGCTTTGACTGATTGCTGTGAAGGCACTTTAACTGCTGAGTCTGATGCCATGTTATCTTCGTCTACTAAGAAATCAATGTTTCCTACTTGTACCGCGTTTGACCCGATGGTTACTACACCAGCAGAGGTCATTGTTACATCACCAGAAAGTGCTACGTTGTCAAATGAATCTGAACCATCGTGAACAAGAATGTGTCCTGCACCTGGTGAACTGATATCTGAGTCTGTTGCTCCTGCTAGTGTTGAAGTTGTTGATAAGAATGATAGTTGTCCTGAACCATTGGTTCCTAATACTTGGTTAGCACTGCCGTCTGCTGAAGGCATTGTAAAAGTAACGTTAGATCCAACTGAGTCTGGTGCTTTAATACCAACGAAGTTTGTTCCGTTATCGGAATCTTCGATAAGTTTTAGAGTACCACCTGAAGTTGAACCATTACCAACTAAGAAATCTGATGGAGTTGCTTTACTACCACCGACGATGTCCGTGTAGTATTTACCACCGATTTCATGGATAACTGCTGAAGATCCTGAATCTACTGACTCAATGAATAGTTTAGCAGAAGCACCATCATTCGATCTATCTTGTACATACGCCAATTCGCCTTCTGCTAGATCACTAACTGCTGGCGCACTTGCTCCTGTACTTCTTTTAATCTGAATTACTGTTGCCATTTTTCTCTCCTAATTGAAAAATTTTGGTTTATTAAATTTGCAAATTCTAGTTCATTATCCCTAGAAGAAATCATATTATATCTCGTCCACTCACTATGTGGGTCGTTGTCTCACTGTCGACAACCTTGATTGATACTTTTATTTATATGTTTTAATTTCTTAATAAGTCTAAAGTACAACAATGTAATCCTCCACCCAGAATTCTAGAATGCTTCATAGGTATAGGTATAGGATTTACATATTGTGATATCACTTCCATAAGACGTTCTTGTGATGCATCTACACAAACATTATTGGGATCTATAGAAAACATATTCATACCAACCCATTTAGATGCGATTCCTCTCTTGACTTTTGGTTGCACATCTGCTATAATGTCTTTAGTGATGAATACTTTTGTCCAATCTTTAAAAAGATCTGGAACTTCATCTTCTTTAATTCTCTCTTCATTAATCAATACTACACCTTCTTTTAATACTGTAAATGTTGTATCAATATGAGATGTAACTTTATGTGTGAGATCAATCTCATGTATTCTATGATTAGGAAAATGTCTTCTTAACCATTCAACACCCATTTTATTAGCAGTTAAATTTGTGCTTACTAATAAATCATCTCCCATTCTCAATATGTTTGCACCATCAAGTAATGGTTCATGCGTTGGTATATCTGGAAATACATTTAATGAATAGTGATCATCTGATAGTTTTGGTTTAGGCATAGACAACCATTTAGCACCTTCTAAGAATTTTTGTTTGAAGATATGTTGTATACTATACTGTTCAAAATACCTTGTACGAACTGACATTGCTGACTCTACAATGGTATTGTCGATAACAAAAGCAATGTCTCTGACATTGTAAAATTGCATCTGGCCTGTTTCCCACATACCATTACTGATCTGATTACATGTCAAAGATGTTTGCGGGCGATGGACGACAACACCGTGAGTCCTAAGCACTGTTTGAAAGTAGTTTAAGTCTGCTTCTGCTTCAGCAATAATGTCTTTAGTGATGTATTCGAAATCTGCTTCAATATAATCAGACCAAGAACTATCATGCCAATCAACGACATAATGTGAGATGTCTTTCGTGAGGTTGAACTCTTTTGCAGTCCCTAAAATGCATTCTTGCAAAGGGGACCACTCATCACGTGTCCATAATGTAGGTTTCACTAATTGTTATTTAGAATGTTCCGCCGTCAAGAACCGTGGTTGTAGTCCACTTATCTGATGCTTGATCGTATGAAAGTAATCCGTTATCTGTTTCTGTAGCATCAACGTCTGCTAATTCATTGATAGATTTTGCAGATAAATTCACGTTTGTAGATGAATTACCTACTGCAACCTGCTTTACACGTAAGTTACCTTGACCCTGAACTTTACCAGAAATCCCTGCAACTCTTCCTACTACGCCTTTAATTGCCATATTTAACTCCTCGTTACACCCGGTGTAACGATTGCTTGTCCTTCAACAACTCTACTCGTATTTCCACCTGAAGATGTGATATTGAGATCATACAAATATCTACCTGGCGATAATGCACTTGTTTGTGAATCAGTCAAAGATAGTGTTACTTGTCCTGATGCTTCAATTATTGTTGTTCCAAAAGATGCACTAACTGCCGAAGAAGTATATGTCTTTCTCATTTGTGCGGCCGCAGTATAACCACTTAGATTTAATGCTGTGCCATCGGCATTAGTAACATCTACTGTAATGCTGAAATCTGTGCCTTGATCGATGTATATATTTGCTATGATTGCCATAGTAACTATTTATATGTTTTTAATTGCTTAGTTGGGCAAATGGGATGCCAGTATGTATTTTTCTTACAGTCCCTTGAGAATCTTTTACATATCCTTTTTCTAATTTCTTTACTACACCATCAGAATCTTTAAAATATACTGCTTTAACTTCTGCTACAGGACCAATTGGTCTTGTGCCAATTGCTGGTGACTGTACAATGCTAGGTGATCTAACAGTGTATGTAGTAGGTGAAACAGTCTGTAAATTATATGGTACTCTACTGTTGCCTTGAAATATATAAGGCACTTGTGTAGTACCACGTGTGTTACCTGTATTTTGAATTTCATACGTAAACGGCGATCTAGTATTCCCAATCGATGGTACTCTAAACGGGTACGTAAAGGGATATCTAGCAGGTGATCTATATGGCGACTGATACTGAAAATCGTATGTTATAGGATTCTGATACGTAAACGGTGATTGAAAAGTAAACGGATATCTAGTCTCAGTATTTCCTCTAGCATCTACTTGATACGCATACGTAAATGGCGATCTGTATGGTGACCTTGTTTGTCCCTGTACTGTTGCTCTTGTGTTTCCAATTGAAGGTGTTTGTGTAGTTCCTCGACTTGGTTGCTGTACAATTACAGTATTTTGTGCATCTGTTGACCCAATATTTGGTTGACGATATGGACTTGGAGTGTCTGTAGTTCCCCTTGTGTTACCCTGAGCAGTTGAAGGTGACTGAAAAGTATATCGTGTTGTTCCTCTAGTGCTCCCTTGTCCCTGATATATAAAGGGACTCTGTACTGAGTAAGGTTGTGTCCATTGTGATTGAAATTGCGCCATGATTACCCTGCTAGTCGTTGCTCCAGAGGTTCTACTGACTGCTGAACAAGAGGTAAGTTGAACGGGTGGAATGGATCACTAAACGGATCAAACGTTGGGAAACTTGGAGTACTTGGGAATGGTGATGGGAATCCACCGCCTCCGCCGCCTCCGCCGCCAGTAATATGACTTGCTAAGTATATGAAATTTAGTTTCATTGGATACTGAGTAGTATGGGTTCCCCTACCCGTCTTTTTAAGTTTCACTAATATATCAATACCTCTATAATTCCTTACTGTATATGAACTCGAACTAGCAGTACCCGTTGATGTGTATGTTGTTAATATACCAAATCCCTGAGAGTTTGGAGAAATCAAAGAACTTCCATATATTTTTGCATTTAAGCAGTCATTATAATGTGAAGTATTTGAATTAGAAAAAGCATAAGTAGTGAAACCATTTGAGTTTGTTGTAGTATCAAAAGATATAGAACAACCAGAAATAGCAGAATTTGACAATGATCCCACTGTTGTATTAAATGTAGTAGTGGCGTCTGGTGTTAATGTAATTTCAAATTCAGAAACCACTCCTTCACTTACAGGACAACCGAATCTTGCTATTTCTACATAATTATTATTCGTTGCTGTTGAACTATAATTCTGTATAACAGTTGTTCCTGTATGACCAGTTGGAGGTCCAGATGTTTCTCTGTTAGCAACTGATACACTTATACCAGTTTTAGTATGTTGGGCACTATCTTTTACTGCTTCGAGAACTAGATAATCATTAGAAGATGTATAACCCGATGTAGTTGGTAGTACTCTTCTAAGTCTAAAGTAAATTGCATCACCTCTTGTTTGAGGAGTACTCAACAAAGTAGTTGCTGTCAAAGTTGAAACCATAGGGTTATTACTTGAAGTACCAGTACCAGTTTCATCTGGTATATGAATTTGATCATCGATATTATAATTGTCTACTTTAATTACTGGTGTTGTAGAACTCCCAGTAAACGGATAAGTAAATGGGTATCGAGTACTTCCTTGAGTAGCATTTTGCACATTGTATTCATATGTAAATGGATAACGTGTAATTGTAGGTTGCTGTAACGATGTTTGATATGAATAATCAACAATTGAGGGCGACTGTGCATTTACAGAAGTTTGTATACTATATTGTGTTGGTGATTGAATATCATATGTAAACGGTGATTGATAAGAATACGTATTTGGTTGCTGTGCGTTTGCTTGAGTATTCCCGATCAATGGTTGAATATATGGGTATCGTGTAATCGTTGTACCCTGTGCATCGATTGGTGCCCTAGTGTTACCAATAACTCTAGAGTTACCAATAGCAGGTGTTGTTTCTTGAGCAGAAATTCGAGTATTACCTCTCGTGTTACCCTGTGCTGAAGTTTGTATATTATACGTGTTAGGTTGTTGAGTAGTTCCTTGCGTTGTAAATGGATATGTGAAAGGATACCTAGCAGTTGTTCTCCCAGTTGCAATATAGGTCTGAGGGACCTGCGTTATTGTCGGGTGACGATAAGTTTGGTTTTTAATTGCAGGAGTTCTAAGAGGTGTTGGAACCTGATAGTTATACGGTTGCTGAAAACTACCGCCTGCAAGTTGATGCTTTACATATATTTTATCTGACATATCATATCACAAACCATAGATGTCCTTCTGGTTTTCCTGTTCCTGATGGTGTTCCTGAAAGTCCAGAGGCCGATACTACTTCATAATCTAATTCTACATGGGTACTTGATATTTTTACCCCTTTCTGCGCCGAAGCAGAAATTTCTAAAGTTGAACCAGAAGTGTCTAGATCAATACCAGGTCCTTCTGAAATATGTGCCTCGACATCTGAGTCACCATATTGTGCGGCCGCACTAAATGCCAATGTATTTGCATCGTCATCATAACTTACTGTTATATTACTGTGAGTAGCAGTTGTAATCATCGATGCGGCGGCGTCCATTGCTCTCTCATTTGTAAAGTATAGGTTATTTGAACCCTCTGCAAAACTATCTGTACTACTACCTAGTGTTGTTGGTGTAAATCCACCGTTACCATCATTTGCTGAATCTGACCATGTTAGTGCTTGACCTGCCGTAATGCTAGAGATAGATACGTCATCTAAATCACCAATACTAGCACTGGCAATTCTATTATCTACTCTAGTATTTGTGTAATATAAGTTTGTACCTTCAGATAAATTAGTTGTAGACTTGCTTGATAAATCTAGATTAGCACCGACTTGTAATGCAATTCTACCATCTGCTCTAGTATTTGTATAATATAGATTTGAACTTCCTTCTGCTAGTTCATCTGTATCTTGATTTGATAAATCTAAATTAACACCTGTTTCTAAAGCAACTCTTTCATCTGCTCTAGCATTTGTATAATAAAGATTAGATGTTCCTTCTGCTACAGTATCAGTGTTGCCCTGTGTATATGTTAATACACCAGTTGAATTATCGTATGCTAACTGAGTTGAGTTTTCACTGATAGATTCTCTTGCTCTTGCAGTAGTGAAGTATAAGTTACTTGAACCTTCTGTTAAATCATCTGTATCGTGATTTGAAATATCTGATACTGTTCCTGTTAGGTGAGCAGTAGTATTATTCAGAACAAGAGTACTACCACTGTAAACGTTACCATCGATATTACCTTGAACTTCTGTTACATATAAGTTGTCCCACTTCTGAGTACTTGAACCAAGATCGAGACCAGTTTGATTTGGTTTGATATCTGTGTTTACGTCTGCATTAAATACGACATTATCATCTGCATGATTACCTAGAGTAATTGTACTACCGTTTAAGGTTACGGCACCATTAACTGTCAAATCTCCACTAATTGTTGCATCATCACCAACTTGTAAATCGTCTGTTGTATAGAGATGCTCTGCTTGAATAGTACCTGAGAAAGTACCATTCACACCATTTGTGATTGAACCACTTGATAGTGTTGCAATTCCGTCTGTAATTGTAGGTGCTGTTAGTGTATGTCCTGTATCAACTGTAAGTTCACCATTTACTAAAGTATTACCTTCATTTTGAATTGTGAAACCAGATTGCAATGTAGTTACAAGATTACTGTTACTACCATTGAATATGAGACCGTTAGCATTGTTATTGTAAATTGTTTGTGTCTCATCAAGCAAGAAGAACTGGGCGCCAGTATTTTGAACTGCTACACCAAGATACGATCCTGTATATGAGTAAACTGTTAATCTATCACCGTCTGTTAGACCTGATCCAAAAGATGGTGAAGTGTTTGAAATTTGTATTTGATTGTAAGTAGCATCTGCTTGAAGACCCGTAACAGTATAGTCAATACCTTCACTCAAGTGAACCCCATTAACAAATACTTGTACCCTATCTTTCTTATACTTTAAGACGTTAGCAAAGATATCTGCTCCAAAGAAATTGTATGGACCAGATCCATCGTTTGCATCTGTATCATCTGAAGTATACACAAATTCTTGGAAGAAGAATGATTTATCTTCGATACTGTTTACTGCATCTGTAAGTGTTGCTTGATTTGTAGTTCTTAAACCACGAATATCACCAACGTCAACTGCAAGTTCGTTGTACGTTCTTCTGAAGTCTTCTATTGTGCTGTAATTGTCAACTGTTTTTGCCATTTACGTTCTCTATAACTTGTTTTAATAATGTTTTAATTTCACTTACTTCATTCTTTAATGTATTTATCTCGTTCCTCTGAGCAGTTACAATACTTCTTCTACGTAATGTTAATCTATATGCTTCGTTATCTGTATTAACAATAGCATGTGATTCTTCATCACGTATTAGATGTGAATGACCGTCAACTTTGATAGTCATTATGCTAACGCCAGACATCTAAGTGATTGTACTAATGGCACTTGAGATGTATTGCTTGATTGTCCTACTATCTTAACTACGAATGCACTGAATTCTGGAAGAGCATCAGCAGTATATTCATACTCTTTAAAGTTTCTTCCGTCTTTCGGTGTATCTACGTCTGGACCACCTGATGTATTGAAATACTCAAATCCAATATCATCGATAGGTGTTGTTTCGTCCTGTTTAATAATCTTAAACATGAACTTCAGATCAGTATTAGGTGGTCTGAAGTTATCTGCAATCACTTTTAATGAAGTTGCAGGATTTTTCAATGTTACCTTTCTTGTGATATAAACCATTGCGTTGTTGTCTCCATCAGGTGCAGTAGACGGTACGAATACTTCTCCTGTTGATACATCACCCGATTCGTTTATATCGTTAATTCTATTCATAATACCTAAGCAACCAATTGTACCAATATCAATTACTGGTGATACGTTTGGATTTACTGATCTCAACTGTAGTAAACAATTGAATGACTTAGTATTACCCATGTTGTTTTCTTCATTTACAACTGAAGCAATAACACTTGGTCTTTCAAAGTACACGTTATCATTTAGTTTGATAAAGTTACTTGATGTTCTTCTGCTGTATGCTGTGTCTAAGTTTGAATCTTCTGGTGAACCCATACCCGTTCTATTGACACTTGCAAAGATTTGTGTACCAGCAACTTGTGTTGATGGTATCATAGTATGCAATGCATCATAGTATAAGTTTCTAGTTGCGACTACTTGATCACCACCGCCAATTGTAGATTCTGTAGCACCATATGTACTTGCAAAACTATAAGTTGAACTTGTTAGATTGTTATCTAGTAATGAGGCATCTACGTCTATGTTATAAGTATCGATACTATAATCAGTGATACCTTTGTGTTCTGCATTAATCAACGTGATTGGTATACCACCTAAAGTGTCACCTACTGTTGTAATACCAAATGAGATATTTACTGCATCACCGTCAAGAGTTGTATTGATTACGATATTGTCTGAAGTTGAATATCCATGTCCTGGATTTGTAACTTCAATTCTAGCAATCGTTTCGTTACCAGTGGTTCCTGTTGTTACAACATTAAATACTGCACCTTCACCTGATGTTGATGATGATACATGCTGAGTTAGTCCTGTGTAAGTACCTGCTGTTACGTTAGTAACACTACCAGATGCTGTACTTAGTTTGTAAATTGCGTTCTTCTTATCGCCTGTTACACTTATAATTTTAACATCTGAATTACTATCATACATACCATGTGAGTAGTGATTTACTTTTACGTATTGTTCACCAACAAATGTTTGTACAGGATTATCTTGTAAACTTTGTGATGGCAATTGTGCATTTTCAAATATAAGTGATGATACCTTCGATGTATCAAACTTAGCAACTTTCATCTTAAACTTAAGATCGTCTGTTTGCTCTGCATTCCATGTTGATGCGTTTTGTGATTTGAATAATGAACCACCATATGGTTGTCCTGAAATTGTTTCACCAGTAATAATATCTGGTTCACCCATTCTAGAGATGTAACACTCATATTCGTTTGAGTTTGAGTAGACTACGAAACAGTATTCTGCTCTGTCTTCAACATATACAGGTGACTCAAAAGTAAATGTAGTTGCTACTGAACCATCTTCTGATACATTAATATCACCTGGATTTTTAGTCACATTTGAGAATGGTAAAATTATTTGACCAGGATATCCGTTTACCATATTTCTAATTTGTACTGAACATGGTAAATTATTATCTTTTGACTTAAAGTAAATATCAATTGATGTTAAGAACATACCACCATCAGATTCAACTAAGAATGATTCTGCTAGTGGATCCATCCAATCTCTTGCTTCGAATCTTCTCTCTCTTGGGAAGTCTCTTACAGGTCTCCAAACATCATCAACTGGCAACACAACTGGTGGGTCCACTGGTGGTGGATCTTCCAACGGTGGTGGTGTTGGTTCTGGCGTTGGTTCTGGCGCAGGTTCAGGATTCGGTTCTGGCGTCGGATCTGGTGTTGGATCAGGCGTCGGTTCTGGATCTGGATCTTGTGGTGGATCAGGCGGCGGAGGTGGTGGTGGAGATTGTGGTGGTTCTGGTTCAGGTTCTCTCTGAACTACGTTAACATTAATCCTTTCACCACGTTGCATGATCTCTCTTTGATCTGTAATTCTTTCAAGTACCACACGACCATTTCTTGTAGATACAATCTCAGTTTGACTTGATTGTAAAAGTCCTTGTGCTTGATAAGTTGCTACACCGTATGAATCTGGGTTAGACAAGTTATTTGAACTAGATGTAATTCTAAGTTCTCTTTGTCCTGTTGGGAACTTTTGGAATCTATTATTTGGTAGATCAAAATATGCTCTCAACATACCATTAGCATCTGTCTTAACACCTGCACTTGCGGCAGTATGTGTTGTTTGTGAATAGTCTGTGCTAAATGGTCTTACATATTCGTTGACTGTAATTCCGTCAAATAGTATGTAATGATTAGTGTTTGGTTTTAAGTTTGTTGCAGTAATCTCAAGTGTTCTTGCTCTACAGAAAGGTATAACTTGTACACTGACAATTCTATCGTTTCTTGTTTCTACGAACTCTTCTACTACTGAAGTAATAACCCCATTTCTTGTTTGAGTTTCTGGAGTTTCTGTTATCTCTCTAGTAATAGTTGCTGTACTTTGTCCTGTACCACCTTGAGACGGATTACCATCCCAGTTAGCAGGTACAGATGCTAGTGTTTCTTCTGATACAACTTGAGGTTCTCCAACCCATGTTGTTTGCCATGCATTCCATACAGTTCCTAATGAGTTTTGATTTTCTGCAAGTACGGCATCATAGTTACCTTCTTTATTGATTCTAACTTCTGGTAAAGTTTCAGTATCTTGCCATATGTCTGTTTCAGGTGTAAGTTTAACATTACCAATAAATGCAAAGACATGATATGGGTTAACATTCAAATGTCTTGATGCTTTATTCTGATCAACAAAAGTGTGTTCAGTATATGGTAGTGTGATTAGATCACCAGTCTTTTTAAAGTTTGCTGATGCTGAAGACTTGTGTTCAATGTCAAAGAACTGAGTATAGTTTTGTGGTCTTAATTGACCCATCTTAGTGTCAATACCAACATGATAGTCAAGATGTGATACATCACCAATCTTGTGACCTCTAAAGTTATCTACTAAGAATCCTGACTTATATCTGTCAAATCCATCTGCATCTAAAATTTGTTTTGATTGAGTATCTTTCTCTAATAATGATAGAGATGTAATTCTTTCTAAGTTTGATACTCTTTGATTGATTCGACCAATATCTTTCATGGTGAATCTTCTGTAATCTCTTGCTTTTACTTTTAACTCTTTGAGATTATCAGTATATGCTGGTATGAAAATTTCAAACATTTCAATAGCATCATCGATAGGTTGTGGTTTCTGTGGTGAGATATCTGGATATCCAGATACTACTTCGAATATGCCACCTTTATGTAAGAATACTTTATCAATTCTTGGTACATAGAATTCTAACGATGCATCAACTGTCGAACCTGGTGTAGGTGTTGCAATATCAAATGATGAGAACACTCTAGAATCATAGGCAAATGGTGCAGTTGTAATGTTAGATATGTTTGGTACGTTTGTTTGATCATAAGCAGTAACACTGATAAGTGAATCTGTATGTGATCTAAAGTCAACTGCATCGGACAATTCGAATTGTCCATCAGGTTCAAACCCTCCAAGGTCGACTTTGTTTGGTGAATAATTTGGTATATCTTCGTAATCTATTTCTGAATCATTATATGATCCTCTTGCGAAGTAATCACCACCACCTGCTTCAAAATGATCGAAGATTATAGTGATAGGATTATTAGGTGTAGGTTCACCTTCTTTTAATTGTAATTTAGCAAGATCGTAATAACCATCTCTCTGACCATTGTCTAAGAAATATCTAGACTTAATGTTTGGTGATCCTACATCGTAACTCTGAATTGTTGCTACACCAGTATTTGTCTGTCCTACAACTGCTTCTCCTGTTGAGAACTGCACACCCTCTTTAATGTATAGAAGATATGAAGTTGAACCCTCATTATAAGTCAATAGTCTTGCTTTAGCACCAGATGTTTGACCAACTATAATTTCACCTGAGTTAAATGTGCCTGATGTTCTGTTTAGTGTTGCGTTTGGTGGTGTAGGGTGACTATTAGTTAATGTACCAGGTACTCCTTCTAATACTGCCCAAACTTTATTAACGTCTGACTTACCAATTGACAATTCTTTATGATCGTAAGCAGTACCGTATCTTGCAGTGTTTGTTGAGTTTTTGTCTTCGAAATAAATCGATCTACTTTTAATCAGTGATTTGTTTTTAATGTCTGGTGTTTTTCTTACTACTGAATAAGATACTAATACTTTTGCACCATCGTCATATTGATTACTGCTTTGATCACCAATAGGTATTACTAAGTTAGCATCACCTGGTGTAGGGAAACTAGAAATGTCATTTGGATATACAACTTGACCATTTGTAAGTGTTCTGCTACCATTAGTTGATTGTTCTATAACTGCAAATTGAAAATTGTCTTCATTTCCTATAGCAAACTTCTCGTTAGCAGTATCACATGGAATTGTAATATCTCCATTTGAAATTGTTAATCTAATTTGCTTTCTAACTTGTAGACCGTTATCAGACGGAGTTACTTTGCTTACATAGTCTCTTGGCCATGCAAAGATTGCCGCTGTTTGGTCTTGATCTCTTAGTACTGATCTTTTTCTAACAAGATTAACCTGTACTTGACTTGAGACTCCTGATGCTGAAGTGCCATCTACATCGTCGATTGTAAATGCAACATCTGAAGTAATTGCTTTAACTAGTCTTTCTGTTCCTGTACTATCTAAGATAGTATCACCAACAACTAGTTCTCTAGTGAACTGAGTACCAACACCAGTCACTGTGGCATCTGAAGTTCCACCAGCACCCAATGTTGCGAATCCAGATAATGTTCTGAAATCATCTAGTACTACGTTTGCTACAAAGTTTTGACTACCGCCACCTGGAGTTGCTTGATATACTGATTTTGCTTGTGCAATATTAAATACAATTACACCATCAGTGTCAATCGTTCTGCTTGTAGATTTTAGACCTCTAGCACCAACAGTATCACCATCATTGAATGTACCGACTACATCATGTAGATAGATACTATCTGTACTATGTTCTATAACTCCAACAATACCAGATGCGCCAGAAGATGTTTGAACTTTATCTCCTACACTGTAATCACTTGCACTAATATTAGCACTGAATTTAAGTTTTGTGAACATCTTAATATCAAATAGATATAAGTTGAGTTCATCAGTTGCTTGTGTAGAGACGTTCAAGTCATTATCGACATGTCTGACTCTTGCAAATCCAATCTTTTCACCAGCAGGAGCACCACTGCTCTGTGCTTGGTTATATAATTCTATTGGTTTAAATGCTGTTGTACTTGTACTTGCATCGTCTTGGAATTCTGGTAATGCTAGTACATTATTTACTTTTAATTTGTTACCAAGTCTAACAGGCGTTGCTGTATTAGTCAACGATGCTGTAGTTCTTGCTTTTAATAATTCTAAATTAGATGTTCCAATCTTTTCGATCTCATACCCTTTTACGTATGCTTTACCTGGGGAGATCTGGCAAACAAACTTAGAATTATCACCACCTTCTCCAGCAGTATAAAATCCTTTGTTGTCACCTTCTTTTAAATGTTCTCTAAATGTTGTCAAGAATTGTTTTGTTACAAAGTCTCCTGAAGTATCAAAAGTTCTTCTTGCCATTGTATGTTCAATATGACTATAAATTGGTCTATTGATGTGAAGTTCTATAACACCTTGATTAACTCTTGTTAATTCGATAAAGTTAGTGTCTGTTACTTCTTCGATACCTATTTTTTTAAGTATCATTGTGATTTTTAATCTATCTGCACCTGGGGCATTTTCATTATTAGTACCCTGTGCATTATCTAACAATGTTGTATCTGCACCAGAACTGATAAGTTCTTCTTTAATCTGTAATCCTACTCTATACGAAGGTGCACCACTATACTTCTCTAAGATAATAACTTGTTGATCTACGTTTACAAAGAATCCTCTTGAGTAAACTGTACCTTGACTAATTTGTGCAATAGATGATCTACCAGTTGGTACGTCTTCATCTGTAACTGTCTTAAAGAAGTTTTCATTACCTTCATTATTTGTTACTGCACCTGCACCATCAATTGTGACTTCTCTAAGTGTCTCGTCGCCAACAAAGATGAATGAACCTTTAGAATCGGTTCCTCTTGAATATGCTTTAACAATTAGAGTAATAGAATCTGTAGATGTTTCTGCAATTGAAGTTATAACTTTTGCTACAACACCAGTAGAACCACCTCTGATATATTTACCATGAAACGATTCTCTATATCCTTCAACACTAGTATCGCCATTGCCCACATTTGGATTTGATGATTGCACTTTAACATAGTAGACGTCCATGTCTATATTTGCTTCTGCGCCCTGAACAATAGAACCTTCTTTAAAGAAGTGGCCACCAAACTTTTCGATTTGGTCTTGTAGAATAGATTGAGACTGAGTTAATTCTCTTGCTTGAAGAGGTCTACCAGCACGAAAGAGGACTTTATGAAAGTTCTTGTCCTCTGAATAGTCGTCGTAATAGGGTGTAATATTTAGATCGGTTTTCTCAGTCATAGTTTCTACTTTTTAAGTTTAATGTTGTTTAAAACAACAATTACATTTCAATAATCAGTTTGATATCTTCAATCTGATCAGCGGCCCTTGATACTGGACCTCTATTCTCAACATACAAGATGTCACCTGTAAATCGAGAAACTTCTGGGTGATCATTATCAATACCGTTTAATGATACATCTGTTACTTTAGAACCCGCATCATTTAGATAAATGTCATCTTCTGCTACAAAGTTTACAAACTCACCACCGCCATTTGCGATTGGAAGTACTCTGATAACATTACTTGTTTTAGATACAACCCTTGCTCTTTTTGTTGATGCATTGTTATTTAGATCAGACACAATAATGTCATCTACTGATACTGTTGATGCATCATCAAGTGTTAGTTTCTGAGTAGCAGTCATAGTTCCCAAGTTTGAGATTGATCCATCTCTTTTAGCAGGATTCTTAATCAATCCAATTTGTCTAAAGTCGTTATCTGTTGGGAAGTCTCCTTGACCATCACCGAATTCTAATCTTGAGTTTAAGATAACAAAGTTACCACCAAGTTCTTCGATTGGATTTGCTCCATGTCCATGAATTGGAGAAATAACTGCATGAATAGTTGCACCAGAACCACTTGAGATTCCTGATATTGCAGAACCAATTGTTGGGAATGATGCTCTTTTATATCCTGCACCATATGATGATGAGTCTTTGAATACTACGTTGTTCAATGCACCACCAACGAATGATAATGTTGCTACTGCACCAGAACCATCTCCCTCTACTGCTACGTCTACTGAAAAGTCTGTTGCGTTAGAGTTATTTCTATAACCAGTACCTGCAGTTTTAACAATGTATCTGTAAATTGCTCCGTCTACTGCATCATCTTCTACGTCCCATTGTGCTGAACCGTCATCTGAAGCAGATGTTCCGAATCCACCACCTGTGCCAGAACCTGCAACTGTTGTTTTAGCACCTAGTGTTTTAACTGGAATGAAATCGTTAGTAACATACTTAATAACTTCTGAGGCAGGAATTTGATACATGAATTTCCACATGTAACCATCTGTTGTAACTTGAGGATCAGTTGTTGAAGTAGTAGTTGGTTCACTATTTACTGCGGCGCCTTGTGCTGTTCCTGAGGAAAATGGAGTTTTAAGACACTTATAAACTTTGTAGTCTGAAGTTACAACATAACCTCTACCATCAAAGAAGTTGTTAGCACCTGATGGAGTCTGATTTGATGCACTGTAGTCATCTCTATACTCATCGTAAACAGTTCCTACTGTCCAGTTATGTCTAACTAATCCATGTGATACGTCTCCTGTACCAACTTGCTTAAGTGCAATCATATCTTCGAATGCTCTTACTTCTTCACTCTCTGAATTTGCTGGTGAAGGTGGATTATTGTCGTCTATTGATGAATCACTTGCATCTACCCACGCATGTGTTCTGCCTATAAAAATATAGTTTGATGAATCGCCAAAATCTGCGATGAATTCTTTCGCATTATGCGTTCTAAACTTTTCTAAAATAATTGCTGCCATTTTTTGTTCCTCGATTAACTCCTCAGTTAAGTATTTATTAAACTATTTATAACATTGCCTATGAAGATTTTTACAAATTATTCACTTTCTATTAATAATGCTAGGTTACCATTAGTAATATTAGATGAATTTACATAAGAAGAGTACGCAATATTGGTTCTTCTATTCTCATGTCTTGGTAATTCTGCTATGTAGAACGTCTGTAGAAGTTCATTCAATTGACTAATTCTTAATCCATCTCTTTCAGTATCTTCTAATAAGATAGATCCTGAACCACCATCAGTGCCACTTTCTAAGATAAATCTATCTTCTTCTTGTGATCCTGTCTCTTCATCGAGCATGTAATACGCAATTCTGTATGTATCTTGAAATGCAATCTTATTTATTGATCTTATAGTTGGTCCATGTGGAACAAAACTGCTTAATGTTCCTGTCCCCAACTGTTCGTGAACTAAAGGTTCACCTGTTTCCATAACTATTCTATCCATGTTATTTTCTGAATAGAAATATGGACTAAACAATTCACGTGATCGTTCTGATATAAATCTTTCGATATGCTCAGGAATTGTTTCATCTTCTAAAAGAATCGTACCACTGCCATCTTCTAGTGCCATGTTTTCCCCTTCAAGGTTTCTTCTTTCAGGTTCTAATGATATTCTATTTCTAGGTTCTTCTAGTTGTATATTTGTGCCATCTTCAAAGACTAACATCTCTTCACTAAAGTCTGCTATCTGATAGACTTTACCTTGATCTTGTGGTCTTACACCGATTGGCGATACTGCATCTTCTCTATCTAATTTTAGATAGTCATTGTCTGCTGTTGCTAAGTTCAATACTGATACGACACCATCAAGTCTAGGTGATCTTTGATTGATTACTGTAACTAGAGATGCAGTTGGTGCCACGGGATCACTGATATCATTTGCTATCTGTGTTTGTGTAGCACTACTAATAAATTTCTTAATAGTCTCAACTCTATGTCTCTCTACTTCAGCACCTTCATTTAAGTAATCTCTTAATACATGCGCCATTGCCATGTTAGAAAGTTCATCTGCTTTAGTATGAATAAGAAGTTGAGTCTGTCTTTGTGTTCTTGCTTTTGGTTCGAATGCGTCTTCGTTTTCAATTCTATCGCCATTCTCATATAGAAGTTTATTCTCACTATCTCTAGTAGAATCTTCCATTATGATATGCTCTGTATGTTCTAATTCAATTAGAATTGTAGGTACAAAAGTAGTATTAATAATACCTAATCTGTTATCTTGATTGATTGCAAATCTATCTGCTAGTGATGCCGATGATGCGATGACACGTTCAACTGCAACTTCACCAAAAAATATATGCCCTGCAGGGTGAACTAAATCTTTAACTATCGATCTATATTTTTCAATCGATTCACCCACTTTGATGATGTAAGAATGTGTTTGATAGATTCTACCATCTTGAATGTTTGAGAACTCGTTAGATAAATAACCAGTATCACCAAAGAAGTTATCGTTTGTGATACCTTCTCCAGACAACTTACCTCTAGCATCATATGGATCGTACTTCAATACTTTGAATGAATCATTACCATATGTAACTTTCTCATCTACTAAGAAAGTACCTTGTCTATCTGTAAACTTAAGTAAGTTTCTTTGCGTATCATATGATACAATAGTTCCTGTAGCACCAGATGTTACACCAGTAATTTGTACACCCTTATCAAGTGCTGATGCTGTTGTTGGTGCAAACGTAAGCATGTTATCAAATGATGTACTAGAAATAACTGCGTTCTCATCAAAATCGTAACCCTGATTTGTTATTCTTACTTTCTCAACACCACCAATTTTTGATGACCATGCAAAAAGTTTTGCTCCCGTACCTGCTGTAACTCTAGCATTCTTAATGATTGCTTCAGCACTTGAAGAACCACCAACAATTAATTCTCCGTCTTGATATGTTCCTGTATCAGTCGATGAACGTCTAACAACTAATCTATTGTTTTTAGTATCAATACGTGATATACTAGATGTGGCATTTGAAGATTGTCCTGTTATAAGTTCGCCAACTGAGAATCCTGTTATACTTACAGTTTTATCAAAGTAAAGATAACCACCAACAAAAACTTGTGGGAATGTTTGATAACCTGCACCACCTGAGGTGATAGTTACTTTACGTATTCTCTGATCTCCACCCTCTAAATAGACTTGATCGCCATTCTCTAACGATACTCTGCTAAACTTAGTTACAAGTTCAACTCTCTCGCCACCTGATGTTGTTGGTGAACTGTCGAATAGAACACCATCATTTTGTACAGTGTAAAGAGATACGTCTTGCTCTAAACCATCTACGAGAACTGTAACATCTAATCCGTTTAGAGCAACTGGTTTGTTGTTTAAATCTCTAACTGCATCTCCGTTACTATCTACTCCACCAAACTTTGTTTGACCTGCTGTTGCGATTAACTCGTATTGATCAAATACAGTTGCGTTCTCTAAAATAAGTTCGTCACCAACTGCCCCAATGATTGCTTCTGCTCCACTACCTTCTGTGTTAGCATTTTCAAAGATGATAATGTCGTTTGCTGAATAACCTGTTCCAGCACTCTCGATGTATATCTCTTCTATAGAACCTCTAGATAGTTCTGATACAGTTGTTAATGCTTCTACTACCGAAGTGTCTGTTTTTGCTCCAGTAAAGTTAATCTTATCATTAAGATTATACATGGATCCAGTAGATGCACCCTCAAATAAAAGTGCTGAGTTATCTTCTAGTAATAGATCACCAGATTCACTTTCTAGTCCGAAAGTTGTTGATGAATCATCTACTATCAGTTCGGAGATTATACCTTTAGTTGTTCCAGGATATCTTGTAATTCCATCTCTGTCTACTAATACGACTGGTGAATTTTCTGTAAATGTTCCTCTATGTGTTCTTGATATTGAAAGACCGTATCGTCTATCTGTCGTATTAATAATCTCTACTGTTTCTACTACTGCTTCTGCATCTTTGAGAGAGGGATCTTCTACGTTGTATTGTATGATTCTATCTGTTGCTTCTGGTATACCACCTTGTTCCATAACGACAACCATTTTTCGCACTTCAGAATAATCTGATTTAGATGCAAATATAGTTTCGTCAATTGGATATTTTACAGATGATGATTGACCATATAGAATTCTCATCAAGAACTCTACAGATTCAGCAGTACCCTTTTGCTTATAAAGGGTGCTTATATTCTTTAATGTTAATCTTTTATTTTGTGTGTCTGCTAAATCTAACGATGGTATGAAATCTTTTTGAAAGTACTCTAAGAATGTTTCTAATGTCTGATCGATATTAGAATAGTCTAGCAATCTGTTAGATGCTACAATAGAGTTTTCTTTATATGTTTTAACTATTGCAGTTTGACCACCATCACGACCTTCAATAGTCTCGCCAACTGCAAATCCTGTTCCCGATACTGTATCGACAATTATAACATTGCCTTGTCGTACTTTAACTTTTGCTACTGAACCATTATTTTTGCCATAGATGTATTCACCCTTAACAATTGGTTCTGATTCTTCTGCATCTGTCGGTTCGACTCTGGGAATTAAAATTCTATTAGATAGAAGATCGGAACTATCTTCAGTGACTAAGTTACCATCACCTATTACAGTTCCGTCTTCTAATTGTATTGCTGTTAATACTTGCTCATCTTCAATAACGATGATTTCAGATTCTAGGTACTCAAAATAAGAAGATAGGAACGATTCAAATATCGGCGCATCTTCTCTGATATGTTCAGGAAGAATTGTCGATAGTCTGTTTGTTAATCTATCTACTATATGATTTTGATGTGCCATCTGATTAATCCATCAATTAACTAAGAGTAACAGTACCTACTGTTGCAACTGGGTACCATGTTGAACCTACTCCAACTAATACCATTGCTGAGTTTGACTCCATAACTGCAACTGCTGTTGCTGAAGCACCTGAAACCCAGTTTGATGCCGCTGGTACATCGATTGAACCACCAACACCACTAACGTCATCTTTCTTTCTGATGATGACTTTAATTTGACCTTCATGACTTGGTACAGGTAAGTCACCAGAAATATCTGATGAACCACTTTGACCAGTAAAGTCTAGTGTTGTTATTGCAGTTGAAACTCCAACACCTGCTGATACAAATGTTGATTCGTTCAATGCTTCAACACTATCAAGTGCCAAGAAAGTCGGAATGTTGTTGAACAAAGTTGCCAACGTCATTTTCTTATTTACAGGTGTACCCTGTGGGTCATCGACCACGTGAAGTAAATCACCTGAGTCTACTTGACCTTCTCCGATGGCGTTTAACGCCGTTATCTTTTTATCTGCCATTTAATTATCCTCCTATAATCCAAATAAATGGGAAACTACTCGTGGGAAAACCACACGATCACTTCTTGCATATTAATAATTAGACGTAGATGTTGAAGTATATCCTACTCCAGCACTCGCCTCACCACTTGCGATGGTGTCTACTTCACCAGTGACCTTAATTCTATCAACGTCAATATCAATTAGAGAACCCCTAATCGCAATAACATCGTTAGATGAAGGTACTATGGTAAATTCTATTGATGTGTCATTATTTACTGTTGAGGTAAATGTTTCTGCATCAATTGAAATTTGTCCAGCAGTGTAATCAATTGTACCTGCTGTGCTGTTCTTTATAACTCTTACACCGTCTGATAAGATGTATCTTCTAAGATTGCCTTTTCCATCATCATCATAGTAGTGTGTGTTTAATGCATCACCTTGTATTTTAAATCCTGTAGATTGTAATATACCTCCACCTTCTGCGTTATGTCCAGAATGTGGATTATAGAATGCATTACCAAACTTAATAACGTGACCTTCTTTCTTGTTTAGATTTAATGTCTTCTTCTTAGATAATCTAATATTTGTTGTATTAGAAAGAATAGAGTTTTCACTCTCATCAATTGCTTTAAGTAGGTTTGAATGTCTGAATATACTATCAAAATTATTTAAGTTAGTATTGTCAAAATTCACAATAGCACCTCTTACGATAGTTTCTAATTCTCCTAGTGCTAATGTTGTTAAGTTCTTATTGTATTTGAATGTCGTACTGCAAAGAATCTTTACAATCTCTGGGTTTACAATAACTGGTCTAACAGTTAACATGTTTAACTGATTAAGATTGTTTGATACTTGTTGCTTCTCTGCTTCAGACAAGTAATCTGAGTTCTTTGGTTTGAGAGAGATGAACACTTTGCCATATTCAGGTGGTTCATTATCTTCGCCACCCCAAACTGCAACTGCATCTGCGTTTGGATAATACTCTGATACTTTTGCTTTATAGTCGTTAAGGGTCACAAGTCTATTCTGAGATGTATAGAACTTAGTTGCTTTAAATTTAATTGATTCAATTGTCTCTTTCTCTGCACCACCAGTTGCTGGTGTTTGAGTAATTACTTGAGCATTTGCA